GGGAGTAGCGGGAGCCGCAACCGTCTGGCCTACGCCGGCGAAGTCTGCGGCGGCAGACGCTCCACCAGCCAGAGGCTCACCATCGCGGGTCTTCATCACGTTGCCCAGACCACAGCCCACGCCGCGCTTGCCGGCGGTATTGTAGCCGAAGAAATTGATGGTCACGCGGGCGTACATACCGCTGTAGATGTCCTGCGGCAGCAGCTCCGTGTTGATGTCGCTCTGGGACACCACCTGCGGCTTGTTCTTCGTGCTGGCAGTGATGACCCAGCAACCCTTGCACTCGGGGCCGTAGGGAGTACCGTTCTCACGAACGCCATCGCCGTCGTGGATGGGGATAGGCAGGACCGGAGGACGGACGCCGCCCCAAATCTTCGCCTGTGCGTCCTTGGCAGCAGCCTCGATGCTGGCGTCGATGTTCGCCTTCACAGCCGTGTCAGTCTTCGGGATGAGCAGCGTGACGGAATACTTCGGGGTCGCGGTGGGGTCATTGTTATTCACACGAGGGGCCACGAGGTTCACGTAGGACAGCCGGACTTCGCCGGTCAGGACCTTGGTCGGAATGTTGTTGTACATGATTTTTCTCCTTTCGTATTGAACCATTTGCTCTGCGTCAAATTCACCTTTGTCGAATAAACTCATTGCTCTTTAACTCTGCGCGACGACGCCGGCGAAGTCAGACGCCGCGCTGCTGAATGGCTGTCTGGAATCACTCTCAGGGGCGATGGTAGGCTTGCCCTGCGGCTTGGTTACGAACTCTCCGACCAGCTCCTTGAACTTCACGGTTCCAAGCATCTTTTCAAGCTGGGCAAGGGTCTTCGGTACGCTGTCGTAAATCAACGCGCGGTCTACTCCACTCTCTTGGAGCTTATCGAGGGCTGCGTCTTGGTCGGTCCAGCAACGACTGCTGCGGCCCTCCACGACCTTGTAGCCGGGGATGCTTTCACCGTTGAGCATGACTTCGAGCGCTCTCTTTTTCACAGCCTCATACCACGTCACAAGGTCTTCGCCCTGCGAGAGAACGACGCCGACTTCCTCCGGGGACAAGATGGCTACGTTATGGTTCGCAATGCAGTCTTTGAAGTCATCGAAGGCGCTGATATGCTGATTCGCCTGAGCCTTGCACATACCGTTGGCTCGGCAGAAACGGCACCACTCACCGGCGTGATATTCACCGAAGCCCATGAACGCCATCTGCGCCTTGGGCTTGATGCTTTCACCCCACGCCAGCAGCTCGTCCACGCTGCAAGTCCACCCGCCGTAGGCGTTGATGCGGGGCTGGTCGATGTAGACCGTGACGTTCTTCAGAGCATCACCGAACAGCGGCTGGTAGAGCTTCAGCGCACCGAGAGCGTACAGCATGAGCTGGGGGTTCTCCTCGGGGCTGACAGGGACGCCCTTCCCGTGCTTGTAGTCCGTGATGATGAGGGTATCGCCACCGAACATCACGCAGTCACAGCGACCAAACGCCTCCGGGACATAATCGGAGATGTCCACCTTGACCTCAAAGGCGATGTACGGTTCATTGGCGAACTCCATCGCCCGCTCGGTCAGGTGTTCCACGTAGGTCTCAGCCGTGTGGAGCATCTCATCATCCCATACCTCATCGGTCTTCAGCTTCTTGATGACACGGTTGTACTCAGCAGCCTTCGCCTTCTTGAACTTCTTCTTGGCGGCGATCTCGCAGACGCTGTGAGCTACCGTCCCTTCGTGGGCGTACTCACTGGGCTTCTCAGGGAGCGTCGCTTCAAGTCGCGGTGCAAGTGGGCAGTTCAGCCAGCGATGGGCGCTGGACGGGGAAAGCAAGGCATGGTCACTCATATCTTCGCCCCCAGCTCTCTCAGGCCGGTAGCGAACGCGCCGAGCTGCTCAGGCTTCAGGTCCATGACGGCGTTTGCGCCGAAGGACATCAGCAGGTTCCGCAGCTCATTGACCTTGCCAGCATCCATGAGCGTCGCACCGGCGGCCATGATTTGGTCAATCGTGTACTGAGGAGGCTGCGCCAGCGGGACGTTGGGCGCGGGGTAGTTCGGGGTGGTCTGAGCAACAGGACCGGGGCTGGGCAACGGATTAGGCTGGGCAGGGGTGGCGGGCGCAGGAGCCGGCATCGGAGTAGGCGCAGGAGCCGGAGCAGCAGTCTGAGGATTCGTCATGGGCTGCTGCGGTGCTGCCACCGCGCCCTGCTGGGGCGTGAGCTTCGCGCCGCCCATCGCAGCAGCAAGGTTGTTGAGCGCCCCGACAAGTTCCGGTGCCTCAATAGTGATTCGCATTTCGAGCATGGTTTTGTCCTCCTTAAAAAGTTGTTCAATATTCGCTTCTGAATACATTCTCCCGATTCTCACCGGCCTCGAAGTACAGAAGCTCCGACAGCGGCTGGCAACCGCCGGCGTACCAATCAGATAGAGCTTGCTCTGCTACAGCGTAATCGTTCTCTGACACTGGCCTCGATTGACGCCAGTAGCCGTCAAACTGGTTCGGCGCAGACACGACATCCAAAACTGTATCGCCGCCAAAATTTCCGGCGCTTACCCGATTCAGGATGACCTCGCATACGAGACGCTTGTCCTGCTCCTTGTCCTCATAGCACTCACCTGCAAGGGTCAGGACCATAGCCTCAACGTCCTCATCCGACCACGGAACCTCTGGTGTAGCACTCATCATCGGTGGGGCGCTCGGCTTTGGAGTGATTAACGCATACTGCGTTTTCTCCACAACAGGGTCTGGCAAGCTCGTGTTTTGCCCTCCATCGTTGCAGGACGTGAGAAAAAGGGATACCGCGATCACGGCTACTGCGAGGGCCGGTTTTGTAACTTTGGCTATTTCAATAGTCTGCTGGATTTGAGCAAAACGAAGGAGGACAACATCATGGAAATGCAGGAGGTCATCAGCAGAGCCGAGCGGAATATTCGTCAGGCGCTGCGGGATTATGGCGCTCATACCAGCCAGACAGATGTGCTGGACGACGTGACTGACGAGTTCATCTACCGCCTCGCAGCCGACAGCAGCTATGCAAAGCAAGGCTTGCGGAAATTGTTCAGCAAGTCTCCGGTCTGGAATGAGGAGCTGGATGCGCTGGTCATCAACGGGACGCGGACGCATGACCCGGACTACGACCGGATTCACCGGTTGGCGATGCAGATTTTGGAGAAGCCGTTCAAGTCGCTGGACTACGACTACAACGACATCCTGAAAGCGGTCTGCTTTTTCTCGAACCCGGACGCCAGCGAGCGTGACAGGGAGAGTTACATCGAGGCCATCAGGAAGTTGGCCCCGAGAGCCTACACGCCCACGAAGAAGCCGAGCCGCGTGTTCAAATCGCTGTGTGTGGCGCTGGGCGTCGCGGACGGGACCGCCGGCAGCGAGTTCCAGCGGCTGTACGCCCAGTTCGCCGATGAGCTGAGTGCCAAGAAAATCAGCTTTAAGCTGTTCGTCAGCATCAATCCGGCGCACTTCATCACGATGAGTAATCCGAAGCGTGACAGCCGGGGCGAGACCCTCACGAGCTGCCATTCGTTCAACAGCACAGAGTACGACTACAACAACGGTTGCACCGGCTATGCGCGGGACGAGACCAGTTTCATCGTGTTCACCGTGGCCGACCCCACAGACCCGGAGACGCTGAACAACCGGAAGACCACGCGGCAGGTGTTCGCCTACCGGCCCGGCAGCGGACTGCTGTTACAGAGCCGGATGTACAACACCGCTGGCGGCGTCTACGGAGCCGCTGAGGATTCCAAGCTCTACCGCGATCTGGTGCAGCGCGAAATCTCGATGCTGGAAGATGTGCCGAACCTGTGGAAGACCTACTCGTCCATCGGGGATAAGGCCGACCTCGTTGTCGCGGGAGACGGCTTTGGCGGGTATCAGGATTGGACGTATGAGAACTTCGACGGCCATATTAGCATCCGTGCTGATTGCGATGAGGAGACCGTAGACCCGCTCAACATCGGCACTCGCGGCCTGTGCATTGTCTGCGGATGCCCAATCAGCGATGGTCTTTACTGCGAAGACCGCAAAAATGGCGGGGATTGTTGCTGTGACGAGTGCGGCGGCTATTTCGATGAGGACGATATGCGGGACGTCCGAGATTCGCGGGGCAACTGGATCTCGGTCTGTGAGAATTGCTGCGATGAGTATTACACCTACTGCGATGAGTGTGAGGAATACTGGCCGAATGACTGCGTGAGCTATATCGACGGCGTGGACTACTGTGACAGCTGCCGCGATGAATACTGCGAACGGTGTGAGGAATGCGGCGAGTGGCACCGCCGGGATAATATGTATCGGGCGTACCGCAACGGCAACGAAGTGTGGGTATGCGAGGATTGCCGAGAGGACTATTGTTACTGCGAGAAGTGCGATGACCTGTATCACTGCGATGATATGAACACGGTCTACACGCCACAGGGCGGGCTGATGGTTTGCGATGACTGCGTGGAGGATTATGACCGTTGCCCGCATTGTGAAGAACTGATTGAGATGAACGACGACGGTACCTGCCCGAATTGCGGAGCCGTCATTGAGGAACAGGAGGCTGAAGCTGTATGAAACCGTTGGAAGATTACCTGAGACCCACCCAGAAGGAGCTGTTCTCCAAGCTGTGCGCCATGTATCGTGACCGCGCGGTCATCTGTAAGAACAAGTACATCATCGTCCGTGGAGAAGCGCCGGTTATGCTGCTGGCCCACCTCGACACGGTTCACAAGGAGCCGGTGAAGCATATCTGCAAGAATGGGAACGGGAACATTCTGATGTCCCCGCAGGGCATCGGCGGTGATGACCGGTGCGGCGTCTACGCGCTGACCGCCGTTTATGAGCAGTCGCGGGTCAAACCGTGGCTCCTGTTCACCTGCGATGAGGAGATTGGCTGCGTCGGGGCCGAAGCGTTCTGTTCCCGACACGAGGCCGGCAAGACCCCGAAGGGCCTCGACGAGCTGAAGCTGCTCATCGAGATCGACCGGAAGGGCCGGAACGACGCGGTGTACTACGACTGTGACAACCCGGAGTTCGAGGCGTACATCACCAGCAAGGGCTTTGAGACGCAGTGCGGTTCGCTCAGTGACATCTCCTACGTCGCTCCGGAGCTGGGCGTGGCAGCGGTCAACCTCTCGTCTGGCTACTACAACGCGCACACGCAGCACGAGTACATCAACCGCAAGCACCTGAACGCGACGGTGAAGAAGGTCCTCGAAATCGTGGCCGACGCTGCGCAGCCGGACTTCCCGAAGTATGAGTACATCGAGCGGAAGTTCTACCGCAGAGGCGGCGGTCTCGGTGGCTGGGGCGGCTACCGGTACTGGGACGATTGGGATTACCGGGGGCTTGGGAGCGCGAAAGCCCCCGCCGAAGAAGATGACTTCGACGAGGGCGAGGTAGACATGGGCAGCATTCCCGAGGACATCCGCGATGAGTATTTCGCTCTGCTGGACTTCTACAGCCCGGAGGAGCTGGAAAGCATCAGAGCCGAGATGGGTGACGCCGGCATCTCCATGCTGTGCCAGTCCGAGTTCGGCGATGACTACTACGGTATGTTCGGAGATTACAGAGAGGAGGTTGTTCCGCAATGACGCTTCAGGCCAAAGAGTTCGACCTGCTGGTCGAGATTTACAAGCACCTCAGTTCGGATGGGCAGAGGCCGGAATTGGCGGCGGCTTTGCTCCGGGTCATTAACCGGACGAATGCTGAGAGGGAGCGGGCTTGGGCGGCGAGGCACCGCCCCGGACCCATCCCGAAAAGCATTAGGCAGAAGTTAGAGCGGGAGGACAAGCCGTTGATGATACGGCTGTTGGAAGCGGGCTATCCGTATTCCGAGATGGACCACCACGAATCCGACCTGTACGTCTATGTCACGCCGGTGTCAACGCGGGTTATTGAGCAGTGGTGCAGAGAGCATCGGTTCGACCGGACGTGGCACTGTCCAACATTCTACGACCAGCTCACCGGGCGGCTGATGTATGACTGCGCGTTTCAGTATTTCGAGGAGGTGAGCGACCGTGTATTGCAATCCAGATAAGTGCCCGCACTGCCAATACATCGGCGAGGGCGATAGCTGGTGCGACGAACTCCACGAGATCGTGCTTTCCGACTGGGAGCCGACTGAGCACTACATGGGGCAGGGCTGTCCCTATCTGGCTCGGCCCCGGCACAAGAAACGCCGTCGGAAGAAGAAAGGCCCGGACACCGGCACGATTGTGAAGTACGCCATCCTGACCCTGCTCGGCATCTGGCTGTACCGCCTCGGCGCTGACTATGCCTATGCCCAGCGCGGCTACTTCGCGGTGGGTGGCGAGGTCTTGGCTCTCCTGCTCCCCTATTTCTACTGGGCTGTGAGCCGCACGGTCAAGGACTTCGTTGCGGACGTGAAACGGAGGTGAGCGGTAGTGACTGTAGAGAAGATTATTGCAGAGCTGAAGATTGGCGGGTATCTGGACGCCGCCGAGTACATCGAGCGCCAGTTCGCCACCATCAACCGGGCTGCTGAGTTCGGTTACATGAAAGCGTTCATTGTTGAGGGCGACTTCTCGGATGAACGCTACCGCGCCCAGCTCCGGGCGCTCTGGACAGCGTACTGCCTCCATCACAATCTCGATGTGGACACGGCGGGGTATGATGCAGACCTGAACGGTCTGTGGTGCAAGATTATCGAGGTCGGACAGGTGGACAACTGGTACAGCCTCGACCACTTCGCAAACTTCATGTGTTACCTCTTGGTGTGATGTTTCGACTATCAGTGATTTTTCTCGAAAAATATTCGGAAAAACCATTGACAAAACCACGCTATCGTGGTAGAATGTAGATAGTGAAAAACAAATCACAAGACCGCGGAGGTTGATGAAGATGATGAAGCATGAGTTTGAGGCGCTGGCCGGCTATGAGGTTTCCTTCGAGGACTACAACAACGTCATCGAGCCGATGTACATGGCAACCGGACTGAGAAAAGAGGACTTCGTAAAGTGCCTCGACCGCAAGCGGTTCGCTCTCCCGACCAAGGCCGAGCTGCTCGCCGAGATGCGTAAAGAGGCCAAGCACCTCTACGACATTTGCGGTCGGTGCTGCGACTTCGAGAGCGAGCAGCGGCTGGAACGTCTGGCGCATACCTACCTGAAGCGGGTCTACGGCGTTGACTGGACGGTTGACAGCCAAGCCTATGCGTTCTTCCTGAAGGGCTATGAGTACCCGGACATCCAGCGGGGTTGCACCTATCCGAGAGAGCTTGTGCTGGGCCGTGGTAACCGTGAGTATGAGCGAATCGCTTTGGTGAAGAAAGTCGCCTGAGCGTTGTGAGAGCTGACCTATCGGCTGAACGGGGAGAAAGGACAGAACATGAACGTCACGAGAGAAGAAAAGATGGCCGAGGCCATTGAGCGCATGAAGGCTCTCCGGGTCTTCAAGCCCACCATCAAGCAGTTCAAGGATGATGGCTATATCAGCATCAGCGAGCCGCCCTTCGGCGCGTTCTACTGGGCAGAGGGTGATGACCTGAAGCGCATCCGTGAGTTTGAGGAGCAGAACAACGCGCTGGTCTATCTGGTGGTCCGCAGCTATACGACCTTTGGCAAGATGGACTGCTACCTGTACGTCAGCGACTACACGGAGGAGTGGGCGCAGGATCGCGATGACATCAAGGAGATGCAGCCGCTCGCCTACGTGTACAACCACGATATGCCAGACTGCTCCGAGTTCGGTTGCATCGGCATTGCGGGTACGCCGGCGGCGGGTCTGCGCCGGACATGGTGAGAGGAGGCACAGAATGAAAGAGATTTGCAGTCTGGCCTTTGAGCCAGCAGTCGATGCCATCCGGCACACGAAGACCGTGATGTACAAGCACGGTGTCTGGAATGAGTATGCGGAACGTCCGACTGAGGACGTCATCAAGAGCATCCAGAACAGCGGGTACGGAGCGGATGTTCGGTATGATGAGGAAACCGACCGGTATTTTGTCAGCATCCCCTGCGACGCTGATATGTGGTGAGGAGGTGAACAGCATGAGTGGAGAGATGATGACCTTCCCGAGCAAGTGGGAACAGTTCTTGCATGACTGTGAGTTCGAGGACGCCAGACGGATTTACACCAACGGCTCCCGCTTGATTCCGTCATTCCGGGTCAAGCAGATGATGGAGCACTACGCGCCCAGCGTCGAGCAGACCGGATGGTATGGTGTTGTTCGCTGGTGCGCCGAGGACGTGATCGCCGCCGCAGAGCAGAACGGTGTTACGCTCACCGAGGCGCAGGCCGAGAAATGGCTGGAAAAGAACGAGCGCTGGTTCAAGGAGATGCTCACTGAGTACGGCAATGAAGTGCTGGCCTCTGCCAGCAAGGAGAGTTTTGAGGAGGTATGCAAGGCATGAAGAACGAATCTCGTGAGTTCGAGGTGGAGCTGGAACTGAAAGCACGCGTGGCAACGCAGGACATCGACGACATTATGTGTACGGCGCTGGAAGGCGGTATTACCGACTGGTGTAGAGCGGCAAAGCCGGTCGGCAAGATGCTTGGTGAGTACGGCCATGAACAGATTGCGCGCGGTGGCTCCCTCATGCTCTATGATGCTGAGAGCAGCGATAAGTGGGAGCTGACGCTGGACAAGTTCCTGCGTGGGCTGGCTCTCGCTATTGAAAGTGGAGTGTCCGTTACCATTGACGCGGAGAGCGGCTACATCGATACTTCAGACGTAGACGCTGAGTGCGCCGACATGATTATCCAGTTCGCCTTGTTCGGCGATTTGGTGTTCGGGTGAGCGTGGAAAGGAGGAACCGTGAGTGGAAATCCGAATGATTACGAAAGCAGAGGCTGATGACATCATCGCCACCCGCGAGCCGCGCGGCCTGTTCTATCTGGACACTGGCAAGAGCTTCGTCGGCATCGACAACAGCACCGGCTATGCTTGGACGGAGGAGTTCGATACTCTGCCGAAGTGCAGAGCATGGCTGTTGCAGGAACCAGACAGCGGGCCGGAGCCGCGCACCTACGTTGTGACCGAACAGTGCTCCAACTGCGAGCGGGAGGTCGAGATTCACGGCTGGGACACCGAGCGGGACGGCTATCAGGCATTCTGCCCGTATTGCGGAGGGGTGCTCATGCTCTGCGACGAGTGCCAACACAGCGAGCAGCGTCAGCCATGTGATTTTGATATGAGCACCGGTATGTGCCGGCATCGCCGGAGACCGGAAGGAGCGACGCACGATGTACCCTGACGGAGAGGTGGATTGCCTTCACTGCGGAAGCTGTAAGTTCTTCGGCCATGTAGGGCCGGGACACACGCCATGTCAAAAGCGGATAGACCATGTGACCGTCCGGTTCGCGCATCCGTGGTTCAAGACTTATGACTGCAATCAGTTCACCGGCGTGATATGCTCCGACTTTGAGCCAGCCGAACGGTGCGTGTACCTTGCCCGGACATGGCGCGGGTTCGATTACTATTGGCCGAGGTTCTTAGACCAGTGGGGCAGCGGTCAAGGCAAGACCGGAAATGTCGCGTTCACGCTGGATGGCAACACAAAGGTACGATACCACGTAAAGACAGAGTATTTCGTGTACGGCGACAAGCTGTTCGTGGACGGCAAGCTGAACGCTCATGAGCGTATGTTCTACGTGGTGGACCGGCGCTCACCGATTGGGTATCGGTTGGTGAGACAGCCGTGGGACCCGCTCGCTCAACCTCAGACCGAGGGAGAGCGCATCAGAGCTGAGATACTGAGCCGACGAAAGGAGAAGGCATTATGAACATCAACAGAGGAGACATTTGGTACATAGGCAACGGCTACCCTGCCGTTGGCAGCGAGCAGCGTCCGGGCCGCCCCGCCGTGGTGGTCTCAAACCAGCAGAACAACCGGTACGGCGAGGTCGTGGAGGTGATATACCTTACGACTGCGCCGAAGCGCGATCTGCCGACCCACGTCACCATCCGCAGCTCTGGCCGCGTCAGCACAGCGCTCTGCGAGCAGATTTCTACGGTATCGGTGGAGCGGCTCGGCAACTACTGCGGCCACGTGTCGGACAGCGAGTTGGCCGCGATTGAGAACGCCATGCTCATCTCGCTGGGCATCCAGCTTGCATCGGTGAGTGAGGAAAGTGAGGAGACCCCCCCCATGCCAGAATCACGGCTCGCCGAAGTCGAGGCCCGGTGTCGTGTCTTGCAGGAGCTGTATGACGCTCTGCTGGACCGGCTCGTCAAGGCTGGATGAGAACATAAAAAAGCCTCACGCGGCTCGAAGGGCAGCGTGAGGCAAAAGTAAGGAGGTTGTCAGCATTGCCGGAGAAAAAGTCAGATGCGGTGCGACGGCTCGTAGCAGCCGGCGAGTACCAAAAGGCGCTCGGCATCGCAAAAGACTTCCGGCTTGGCATCGGTCGGGAGGAACGAAATGCGATGCGTCTGGCGTATGAGTGCATGGTCTGGCCCGACTTTTACAAACAGGTGGGCCGGGACGTCAGGAGCGAGATAAAGGCCGGCGTGGAAGTCTTGGTTAAGCTGTATGGAGCTTGATGGTATTGACACGACATCGTGGTATGTGGTACAATGTCCACAAGGAGGCGATGACGTGGATAGAAAAAGTACGCAAGCTCACATCGACGCGAATGCACGGTATGACAAGAAAGCATACGCTCGTGTGCTGCTCCGTGTTCGGAACGACAGCGAGCTGAACCTTGACGCCATCCGTGCTCATATCGCTGAGACAGGCGAGAGCTTGAATGGCTTCATCATGCGGGCTATTGCGGAAGCGATAGAGCGCGATACACAGCAAAATGCCAAGGAACCCGCCGAGTGAGGCGGGTTCTTTTTATACCCGGAAATTCGACTGTCGGTGATATTTTCCGAAAATTTTTCCGAAAAACTATTGACAAAACCACGATAGCGTGGTAGAATGATGATAGTGAAAAACACATCACCTACCAAGCATAGGAGGTCACAGCGATGAAGGTCACGGTTTATGCGGAGCTTGCAGAGGACGTAAGGAAGAAGCTCAACCGGCTGGCGAAGAAGGCCGCTGGATATGGCATTCCGTTCTCGTACACTGAAAGCGATGAGATTCCGGCAGTTGTTCGTGTGATGGGCGTTGACCCTGCCCGTCCAAGTGTTCTGTATGAAGTCAGCCGACACACTGTAGCGGGTGTTGAGTTTGAGATCGAGTGCGACGGTCTCATAAAGGCTAACGGCTGGAAAGTCTGCGCGAAGATTGAGCACGGCGAGAAAGGCAACATCGTGACCGGCTTTGCCGGGTATCACGCCGGTCAGGAGTGGTACACCGCGAAGTCCAACTGTGACCACTGCCGTGTGAACCGCTTCCGCAGCATGACCTTCCTTGTTGAGAATGAGGCCGGCGAGCTTCGGCAGGTGGGAAGTTCCTGCCTGAAAGAGTACACCGGTATTTCTCCTGTGACGGCAGCTATGTGGGCTGAGATTCAGGACCTGTCGGAAGCAACGATGGACTGCACGGAGGCGGTGTGGGTGTCTCGCAGCCCGACATGGATGTACGAAGTGCAGAACATCTTGGCTCACGCCTGTGACGTGATTCGAGAGTTCGGGTATCGGAAAAGTGATGAGCCGAACAGCACCAAAGAGTTTGTGTTGGACCGCATTACCGCGCATGAAGTGCCGAGCGAAAGCGGGCTGCGCGAAGCAGATGAGGTAATGGCGTGGGTCCGTGAGCAGGACGCGCTGCTGAGTGCCGGCGATATTGACTGGAACGCTGTGAGCGACATCGTGAAGAACTGCATCCCGCTCGTGCTGTCCGGCTATGCGAAGATGAGCCACGTTGGACGGCTGGCCTATCTCCCGCTCGCACATCAGCGGTATGTGGAGCGCAAGGCCCGTGAGACCGCGCAGCAAACTGCGGATAAGCACTCGGAGTACGTCGGTGAGGTTGGCGAGCGCATCACAGTGAAGACGGAGACCATTCACCTGCTGGCCTCGTGGGACAACCAGTGGGGCGTGACCTACCTATACAAGCTGGTGGATGTAGACGGCAATATCTTCATCTGGTACGCCTCCCGTCCTTGCAGCGCCACCGGTGGAGAAACCATCAAGGCCACGGTGAAAGACCACGGCGAGCGGAACGGCGTAAAGCAGACTATTGTGACAAGGTGCTCGATTGCAGCATAACACACATGGTGTTATTTCTACACTAAAAGCGTATTTTTCTGAAAATTTTTCCGAAAAACCATTGACAAAACAACGCTATCGTGGTAGAATGATGACAATGAAACAAACCACACCAACTACGAAAGCGGGAGGTCAGAGCAATGAGCTATGTGTATGCAGCGATTGGACACTTCAAGGGTTCCGAGAACACGACCTGTGTGGCGAGTACCAACCTCACAAAGAAAGCGTTTCAGGATGACCTGCGCGGGAATGAGTTCGTGGCTTATGCCGTCCTGACTGAGTGGATGTTCGACAGGCTGATGTCTCTGGACGGCCTTGACCGGTGGGAACAGGTGAAGAAGCTGACCTCGAACTACCGGAAGTGGCGTGAGCTGGACGATTACATCGAGCAGTGCGGTGACATCATTGCCAGCAAGATGCAGGCGGCAAGAGAAGTTGAGTATATGGCGTGAAGCCGAAACGCCCAGCGGGGCGTCGCCGGGAGCTGCCCTACCCGGCCTGATGATGGCAGGGCAAAAAAGTAGCGGGTCTATATAGGCAAATCCGGCAGGCTATCTTGATAGTTAGCTGAATTTGCCTATATGCCGAAAGGCCCGCAGAAATGCGGGCCTTTTTCATTTTGCAAAGGAGGACAAGACTATGGGAATTCTTGATGCGTTCGCCGCTGAAGACCGCGTGGACGTGAAGTTCTCGACTTTCTACGAGCTGGTGAAGGGCTGCGTCGAGCGCGAGTTCATCACCAACGGACTGAAGCACAAAATCCCTCACGCGCACATTCTGGCAATGCTCGGCGAACTGCCGGAGCCGGAGGTCGCGGCAGATGTTCAGAAGGAGGCTGTGAGCTATGGAAACGATTGAATTTGATAAGCAGCCAATCGAGAAGGCGCTTGAAGATTGGGGCGCTGAGATTACCGGTATCAATACCCTGCTCGGCTGCTGTGAGCTGCTGGCAGGTTTGGCTGAGGAAGCCACAGAGCTGGCGCAGGCTGCGCTGAAGATGCGCCGGACGCTCGACAAGAGCGACCCGACGCCGATGACCACCGGCGATGCGTCCCGCAATCTGAATGAGGAGTTCGCCGACGTCCTGCTCTGCGCGGCGGTACTCGGGTTTGACCGCGAGGAGATCGCGCGTATCATTCGGGAGAAAGCTGCCCGGTGGAGCGCCAGATTGGAGGGAGACGAATGATAAAGGCTACGTTCGAGTTTTACGAGAAAAATATCGCGGGGAAGTTTAATGACGAGCCGAGTGTTTATGTTGCAACCGGCAACCGGAAAGAGGACATCAACACCGAGGACATCCTGTGGCAAGCCGTTGAGATTGAGCGGTTTGATGAATCGGAAGTTCTCGTTGTGGTGGAGTTTGAAGAAGACGGCGTTTATTTGGACTGTGATGAGAGCCTAATGACCGCGAGCATCGTTCGGACTGATGAGCCGAGTGGCTGGATTCAATGGGGCGACAAGAAGCCGACTATCTTCAAGATAGACCGTGAGCGTAGCAAGATTACGCTCACTCCGCAGTGAAAGGATGTGACATAGATGTTTGAGTATCTGCCGGAACGTCCGCTTGAACCGCCCGAGGAAAAGCCCATCGCCTACTGCGATTACTGCGGCGGCGAGATTTACGAGGGCGAGACCGTGTACAACATCGACGGGCAGCTCATCCACGAAGACTGCTTGCACGACTTCGCCAATGACTACTTCAAGGACTGCAAAGAGGAGGCTGTGAGTTATGCAGAGGCGTATTGCTGACATCAAGAAGGACATCTCCGCGCACTCTGCCCGGTCCGCTTGGGACAAGGGCGTCAAGGGCTACGCGGTAGAGCTGTTCGATGATTATTTGGACCGGTTGCACATCACCGATGATTCGGTTCGCATCGGAAAGGTCGCAGAGGCCGACCTGCTGAACGGCGCTCAGAACTGGGAGCAGTACAGCTACGGCGGCTGCGCGGAGGTCTACGACGGCGACATCTGCGAGCGGCTCTGCACCGAATCCGAGAAGAAGAAAACCCATGGCGGCGAGCTGCCCCTGATGGGCGAGGATTGGCTGACGGTTCAGGCCCGCGCCCTACGGCAAGCCGCTCGAATTGTCATCCGCTACGCGAACAGGAGGGATTGAGCTATGAGCCTGATTTCCAAAGACGCGGTACAGGCCGCATTCGATGATGCTGACCCCGATGTGCTGGCCGACTATGGCAGCGATGGATTTGAGTACGGCTTTTCTCGCACGTCTATCCGCATTATCCTTGACGAAGTGCTCTGTTCCGAGAGGCGTTTCGAGCCGGGGCAGGAAGTCTGGATTGTCGAGCGCGATGAGGATGGCGAAGCGCAAGAGGTAGGCGGGTACGTGTTCCTTGCGGAAGTCGCGGGTTACGCAATCCTGTCCCCGTATGTGAACGACCACGGCGATCTGGAATATCTGCTTGACTACCACCGCAGGGACACCTGCATGATCTATGACGCAGATTTGCCCGTGGTACTTCTCGATGACTGCTATCCGTCGCAGATGGCAGCGCATCATGCACTTGATGAGGAGGTTGGAGAAGATGATTGTTGAACGGCAGTATGTGAATCCGATGGAGATGACGTTCATCGGGAGGGACGGCTCGATGGGGCTGCGCCACGGCAAGACCTACAGCGTGTCGATGTTCTGTGCGGATGGGTGTGTTTGGGTGAGCTGGAATGACCGCGATGATTGCATGAAGGTCTGTCCGTACACCTCGCTGAATACCCTGTACACCAACTGGAAAACTCCCGCTCCTAAGCTGAGTAACGAGGGTGCCTATAAGATTATTGCCAAGCACCTCTACCGCGCTCACAGGATGTATACGGGCGGTAAAACGCTGGTTATCCTCGCTGACAGTATTGAGGAGGCGACTGAGAAAGCCCGTGCAGCGTTTGGCATCTCATCCGTGATTGTGCGCCGCGTTGACGCCACCGAGGACCCGCAGGTCTACGAGGTGTGAGCTATGAAAATGACGCGAAAGGAGGCCGCGCACGTTCTCGAATGCGGAGCGTGGTGGGACCACCTGCCGGATGATATGTCTGACGCAGACATAAATCCGTTGCAGGACGCACTGGACGTTGCGCTCGCTGCCCTCCGTTGTGACTGGGTAGATGCCGAGAAGCAACCGCCCACGGAGGAGGGTTCGTACCTCGTCTGCACGAAGAACGGCGCAGTGACCACCGCTCGGTATTACTCACCCTGCGCGATTAGGTCGGCAGAGTGGCAAGGCAACCGGGACGTCGCCTATTGGATGCCGATGCCAGAGCCGCCTGTGCCGGTGCAGCCGCCGGCGGGTGCGGTACGTATCGCCAAGCTCGGGCGCAAGCGCATTTGGGTCGATGAGAACAACGACTTCGTAGCGGAGGTGAAGTGAGATGCAGAAGCAAATCGACATCTGCTCGACGTGCAGATTCGGCGTCCGCAACTATACATCAGTTATCGGCAACATCCCGTGGTGCTGCGAAAAGCACTGGCACTGCAAGCCGGGAAGTCTGGCGAGCGACTATGTTCCTAAGCCGGAACCGAAATTCGATGGAGTGGAGTATCGGCGGCACACCTGCCCGCACTGTCAGCATGGGTGGTTGGAAGACCGCGACGCCTCGGATTACCCGAACTACTGCCCTGCTTGCGGTGAACCTTTGGGAAAGGAGGACTGAGTGATGAATCGCAAGACCGCTGACCGCATCATTGTCAAGAGCAATGCTCGCATGAAGATGGTTCTCGACTGGTACTATGAGAACAAGCACTGGCTTGACCGTGAGCCGTTCCTTGCGCCGATGGAATCCGGTGTGGTAGAGCTGTGTGAGGAGCAAATTGAGTTCACCTTCGAGAACGTGCGCGGTGTGGTGGAGATTGCGATTTATCCCACGGTCCAGCCGGACATTCCGGCGTCCATAGTTTTCGACTACCTCCCGGAGCAGATGGACATTGCCAACCGCCGGGTAGCCCCGGAGCTGCCGGAGCCAAAGCGGTTGGCGCTCGACCTCGTGCTCCGGTACGATAAGACGCCGGAGAAAGAGGCGCTGAAGTACCACGCGCTGATGCTGTTCATGACCTACTACCGCGAGGTAGTCGAGGTTGAGCAGCGCGTTGAGCATCAGCCAGCCAAAGCCAAGAAGAAAGGCCGTAAAGCGCGGCGGGTACAGCCGCTCATCCGGCGATTCTACACGCTGGCTGAGTTCGATGCTGATGCCCTGCCGAAGCCTGAACAGGCCAAACGGAAGTACACCAAGCCCGAGCACGAGGTCAACGTCAGAGGCCACTTGCGCCGGTACAAGTCCGGCAAGACAGTCTGGGTCAAGCCCTCGGTTCGGTATAAGGGCAAGACCGCCCACCACAAAGAGTATGAGCTGTAAAGGAGGAGCAGCGAGATGAAAGCAACTGGACAAGTTCGTCGGATTGATGACCTCGGCAGGGTTGTTATTCCGAAAGAGGTTCGCAGGAGCCTCGGCATCCGCGAAGGCGATGCGTTTGAGATTTTTACCACGGAGGACCGGAGAGGCGTGGTCTTCCAAAAGTATAGTTTTGACACGCCGATTGCGGATGCGCTGAAGTGCCTCCGTGTGGCGGTCGAAGACAGTGAGCTGTCCTGCCGCATGGAGTTTTTGCAGAGCATCACCGAGCTTGAAGCTCGGCTGAAATTGGAGGAAGAAGAATGATGGACGCGCTGAGATTTATCTTTTCGAGCTTCTGGATTTGGCTCGGGTTCACCACGCTGGTAGCTGTCGTGCTGAAGTATCTGGTGGACGCGATCAAAGCCATCCGCAACACACGGAACGTGAAGATTTACACTTTTGAGAATGGACAGCGCACCGTCGAGATTGAGAACGCGACCAAAGCAGATGTCGCAGATGCCATCTGCACATCCGAAGGTGCGTCCGACTATGAGTGATTTTTTCAGAATAAATTTCTGAAATTCACTTGACCGAACCACGCTATCGTGGTATAATATAAGAGTAGAAACCAACCCAAACAAAAGGATGTGAGACTGATGATTAAGAACTACGCGCCCCAGCCGTATGACGGAACGACTGCGCTTCCGCAGTATGTCACCGACGTGAGCACGTACACGCTGATTGGAGAAGTCCCCGGCGGGTATAAAATCACACTGGCCGAGCTTTCCGTAGGCAGTTCTGTGAGCGCGGGAAACCCGCTCACCCACGCCCTGTTCAAGAGCTACTCTGACCACGGCGAGCAGATGAAGGTAGTTCGCGTGAGAGCAAATGGCGTAGACGGTGAAGTGACTGCCGCAGTGAGCGCCATGCGGATGGCGGGCGTTGAGTTTAACCCCGCCCTGCCCGTCTCCTGTGAGACCGTCCTGTACGCGCTGGGCGCATGGATGCAGGAGCACAACCCGGAAATCACGTCAGTGACGCTCGTGTCACAAAGCTGTCATTGACCTGTCAGAGAGGCGGTGCTAAAATGGTATCGTGTAAAGTCTGTATCAGGCACCACGCTCGGCATCCGCCTCGGTTCGGATTGTCCTCCTTAACGCTCGGATGCCGAGCGACGCCCTGATTTTCAGGGGCGCTGATTGAAACAGAAAGGTGCTGATACGATGATTTACACAAGCAGATTCTCAAACCCGGAGCTGAAGACCGGGAAATACACGGCCATTCGCATTTCCGTCGGAAGCCCCCGCTGGAACATCGGCTACCAGATCGCGGGAGCCATCAGCGAGCTGATGCCGAAAGGCATCTATGGGAAGTACGACAACGACAAGGCTGCGTATGAGGCAGCATACCGTGGTCGGCTGGATTACTTCGGCGTCCAGCATATTCGCCAGTTGCTTGCAGCTTGCGAGCAGCCAGACAAGGACATCGTGCTCTTGTGCTACGAGGACGTCCGAAAGGGTGAGAGCGACTGGTGCCACCGGACGATGTTTGCCAAGTGGTGGTTCGAGAAAACGGGTGAGGTGATTCCTGAATTGCCTGACCCGTCCACACCAAAAATCTCGAAAGCGAAGATGAAGGCAGCGGTCGCGCAGACCTCGCTGTTCTGATTCTCGAAAACGGCAGGATGGCCTATCGCTCCACCTGCCGCTCATGCGGACTTAGTTCAACGCCAGAACCCGCTGCTCCCGGCAGCGAAACGCCTGTTCAACTCAGGCAGTCCGCTCCATTTGAATAGACAGGAAAAACCGTCAGTTCAAAGCTGGCGGTTTTTCTTTTGCATACAGAAGGAGGAAGGAGAATGTTTCACGGCTCGCTGCCAGACAGCGTTCAGCAAATCATGGGCGACTGCATCCGCGATTGGAAATGCACAGATATTTACGTGGGATGCTCCGGCAACTTCACCATTGAGCGTATGCTGAAGGGCGTGACCAACGCCAGACTGCACGGGAACGACGTGACGATTTACTCCTGCCTTCTCGGTCGGTACTTCTCAGGCGCTCCGCTCAATGCCCGGTTTAACGAGAACTACGAAGGCCCGATGGAGTTCATTCAGGAGTATATGAAAACCGACTTGGACATCGCAACGTGTGTGCTGCTCCTGTCGAAGATGAGCACGTACCTTGGCTCCAAGCCAAACCCGTACTACGTCCGCATGATCGAGGCGTATAAGGACCAGTGGCCGGAGCTGTTCGATAAGACCCGCACGAAGTTGGAGAAGGCCGGCCAGTTCCTCGACAGCTTCTATGCCGGGGATGTCATCGGATGGGTCGATGAGGTGCCGAAGGACCAAGGCTTCGTCTGCTACCCGCCGTTTTACTCCGGCGACTACGAGAAGATGTTCAAGGTCATCGAGGGCATCATCGCGTGGGACCCGCCGGAGTACGACATGATTGACAAGGACAAAATCTTCGAGATGTTCCGCAAGCTGACCGAGCGGGATTATTTCATGTTCGGCACCAATGACGAGTTGGATGAGTTCTCGGACTACCTCATGGGCATCTCGCAGACCACGAACAGGGGCGTACCGCTGTATGTGTACTCCAAAGCGCCGAAGTCCCGCATCATCGTCCCGCATCAGCAGGTGGCGAGCCTGATGGTGGAGAGGCTTGGGAAGGACGAGAACATCGGCGACACCATGCGGATTGTCCCGCTGAAAAGCGAGAACTTCCGGGCGCTGCGTTCGCAGTACATGAACCCCTACATCAAACCCGGCAGCGAGACTGCGAGCTTCGGGGTGCTGGTGGATGATAAGCTGATTGGCGTGTACGCCTTCTCAGCATCCCCCACTTTGTCCAACTGGGATAAGCACATAGAGACGCCCACAATGTACCTTCTAAGCGACTTTCCCATCGCCCCCACCAAATATAAACGCCTCGCTAAACTCGTCTTATACGCGGCCCTAAGCCGTGAATCAAAGCTATACGCAGAACGCTTAACCAACCACCGCATCCGTTCGCTCGTGACTACAGCCTTTACCAAGCGGCCCGTGAGCATGAAGTATCGCGGGCTGTTCCAGCTCCTGAACAAAAAGCAGCTCCCCGGTGTCGATGAGGGCGAAACGGATATGTCGAAAATCTACTACAACTCCGGCTACCAGCTCAACTACGGTGCGCCTATGGGCCAGTGGACGTTGGCTGAGGGGTTGGAACTTTGGAAGAAGGAGCACTCGCAGATTGGTGCTAAGGAGGACGAATGATGAATGTATTCACGCTGGAAATCGACCCGCGAGAAATAAAGCTGCTGGAAACGAACGCCCGATACATGAAGCATGAGGAGTTCAACCGGCTGGTCGAGAATATCCGTCGGGATGGTAAGCTCACTTCCACCCCGTTCTTGTGCAAGGATGACGATGACCGCTGGCTATGCCTGTCCGGGAACCACCGGACGAGGGCTGCTATCGAGGTAGGGCTGCCCACCATCACCTGCCTTGCCACGGATGACCCGCTCAGTAAAGAGCAGCGGATTGCTATTCAGCTCTCCCACAACGCGATTGCCGGTCAGGATGACCCCGCCACTCTGAAAGCTCTGTACGAGCAGATTCTGGACACGAGCCTGAAACAGTACAGCGGTTTGGATGACAAGACGCTGGCGCTGCTCGACAAGTTTTCCAGCATCAGCATCTCGGAGGCAAACCTGACGTTTCAAACCTTGTCGCTGGTGTTCCTGCCGGACGAACTTGACGCGGCGAAGAAGGTCATCGACGAGGCGAAAGATCGCGCGAAATCGTCCAGCGACGTGTGGCTGGCTCGTATGGCCGACTACGACGCTTGGCTGGACGCGCAGGAAACTGTTGGCTCTGCCTACAACGTCAAGAATGTGGCTACGGCGGTGGAGCTGATTCTGAAAATCTTCCAGCGCAACGTGATGCAGTGCTCTGAGGGCTGGGTCGATACGACAGACAACAAGAGGTACGTACCTATCGAGACGGTGATTGGCAAGACCAAAATCCCTGCCGAAGACGCTAAGGTCATCAAGAAAGCCTTGGACACGATGGTAGGCTCCGGCCAGCTCGATGCCAAGGCGTTGTACAGCGGCCTTACGCAGCTCTGCCAGCAGTACCTCGACAGTAAGTAGGAGGTCTGATTTTTAGATGGCAAACGTCGTGTACAATCAGAAGTTCCACGATGACTGGGCGTGGTCGCTCGCCATTCGCGGTGCTACTGATGCCGAGATTGCCGAGGCCATGCACGTCTCACGGAAGACGATTTGCTCGTGGAAAAAAGAGCATGAATCCTTCGCAAATGCGCTGGCCGAGGGAAAAGAGATAGCTGACAGCAAGATTGAGCGCAGCCTGTACCAGTCAGCGCAGGGCTACTTCGTAGATGAGGAGGAACGCTTAATCGAGGTCAGTAAGGACGGCACAACCAAGCTGGGCGACCTGAGAACGAAAAAGCGTTACATCCCACCGAGCACTACGGCCCAGATATTCTGGCTCAAAAACCGGAAGCGCGAACACTGGCGGGATGTATCTAAGACCGAAGTTACCGGCGCTGATGGAAAGCCCTTGGAGTTCCAGCAGGTGCAGGTATATCTCCCCGAAAAGGAGGAGGTGGAGTAGCGCGTGGAGAAGGTTGTGTTCCGACCGCAGAAAGGCAAGCAGGAAAAGTTTCTTGCTTGCTCTGCCGACATCTGCATTTACGGCGGGGCTGCGGGCGGCGGCAAGAGCTATGCACTTCTGCTCGAACCGCTACGGCACATCGGCAACAAGCAGTTTGCTGCCGTAACCTTCCGACGCACTAATCCGCAAATCCTAAGCCCCGGCGGTCTCTGGTCCGAGAGCTTCAACATCTACAGCTTGCTTGGAGCTACGCCGAAGTTATCCCCAAAGCCGATGTGGGTGTTCCCGAGCGGTGCCACAATTACGTTCTCGCACTTGGAGATGGAATCGACCAAGTACGACTGGCAAGGCTCGCAGATTCCGCTCATAATGTTTGACGAATTGACGCACTTTTCGGAGAGCGTCTTTTTCTATATGCTGTCCCGTAACCGCTCGATGTGTGGCGTAAAGCCGTATATTCGGGCGACCTGCAACCCTGACGCCGATAGCTGGGTGGCGAATTTCATATCGTGGTGGATTGACCAAGATAGTGGCTACCCCATTGAAGAACGGTGCGGCAAAATCCGCTGGTTCATCCGCAGGGATGAGAAAGTGTATTGGGCCGACAGAAAGCAGGACTTGTGGAAGCAGTTCAACCTGACAACTGATGAAGAAAAGGCCGAGCCTCGCTCGGTGTCGTTCATCAACAGTACGTTGCAGGACAACAAGCTGCTCATGCAGCGCGACCCCTCGTACTTGGCAACGCTGAAGGCGCTGCCTACCGTGGAGCGAGAACGTCTGCTCTACGGTAACTGGAAAATCAAGCAAGCCGCCGGCCTCTATTTCAAACGGACGCAGGTACGCAATATGCTGCCGTGTGCCCCTGCCGATGTCACATCCTACGTAAGAGCGTGGGACCTCGCGGCATCACCGGAAACCGAGAAGGGCGACCCCGCGTACACAGCTGGTGTGCTGATGGGGAAACGCGCCGACGGCAGTTTTGTCATCATCGACGTCATCAACAAGCGGCTGTCTGCCAGCGATGTGCGGGCCTTGATAAAGCTCACCGCCGAGGTGGACAACGCAAAGTATGGCAACGTCCGGGTGCGGCTCCCGCAAGACCCCGGACAAGCCGGCAAGGACCAAGCGCAGAGCTTCGTTCGCTTGCTGTCCGGTTTCAGTGTTCGCACAGAGCCAGTCAGCGGCAGCAAGGAATCCAGAGCCGAGCCGGTAGCCGCTCAGTGGCAAGCCGGCAACTTCGATGTGGTTGTCGGAGACTGGAACGAAAGTTACTTTTCCCAGATGGAGAGCTTCCCGGCCAGTAAGTTCAAAGACATGGTGGACGCTACCAGCGACGCCTTCTCTGAACTGGAACGCAGGTCGGAATTCCACTTCTCCTTCTAAGCGAGGTGCAAGATGAGGATTTTTAACATTGAGATCGGAAAGCGCCGGGTCCGTGAGCAGTACACGGACAAGGCCGGCAGCTTCGTCTCACGTTGGAGCAGACCCCCAACTTTGAACACAGCCGAATGGCTGAATATGTTCTCGAAAAGCCCCCGGCTTGCCGTCGTGGACAGGATTGCCAGCGACACCGCAAACATCGGGGGCAAATTACTGCGCGTCGAACCGGACGGCACGGAGACGGAGATTACCAGCCACCCCTTCCTCCGGTTCATAGACCAGCCAAACCCGCTCTACGAGATGACTGGTTCGGCCATCTGGCGGCTGCATGAAATCTACCTCCTGCTGGTGGGCGAGAGCTTCTTGCTCATCGAGCGGGATGCTGATGGCCGGCCGGTAGAGCTGTGGCCCGTGCCTCCGTACTGGGTGAAGATGACCCCGTACCTCGGAAGTCCGACGTACCAGATTCTTTCCCCGTCCGGGCTGACAATGGACGTGCCGGTGGACGATATGTTCGTGATGAAGCAGCTCAACCCGCTCGACCCCTTCTTGCGCGGCCTCGGCGTCGCGGAGAGCATCGCAGATGAGGTGGAGATCGACGAGTACGCCGCAAAGTTCCAAAAGCGGTTCTTCTACAACGACGCCGAGCCGTCTCTTGTGTTCCTGATGCCGGACGCTGACAAGGACCAGAGCGACGCTTTCATGGCCCGGTGGAATCAGAAGCACCGTGGTGTAGAGAACAGCCACAAGGCCGCAGCTCTTACTGGGAACGTCGATGTCAAGGCGTTCGGGTCGAGTGACACCAGAGAGCTTGGCTTCACTGAGAGCCGGATTGCTATGCGTGATGCGGTGCTGGAACACTTCGGTGTGCCGAGGGAAATCATGGGCATCACTGAAAACAGCAACCGCGCCACAGCGGACGCCGCCCAGTACATCTACGCCAAGAACGTGCTCACACCGCGAATTCAGGCACGTGAGGAGGCCATCAACAAGCAGCTCCTCCCGATGTTCGGGGACGGGCTGGTGTGGCGCTTTGACCCGGTAGTCCCCTATGACCAAGACTTCAACAAGGCCAAAGCGCTGGACGCCTACAATGCGGGGCTGATTACAAAGAATGAAGCCCGCGAGCTGCTTGACCTGCCCGACACCAAGGGCGGTGATGTGTTCAAAGTTTCCATCAACGACCTGTTCCTGACAGAGAGCGATGACCCCGCTGCGGTCACGCAAGCCATGTTCCAAGAGGACATCATCCAGCCGGTGGATATGCCTGATGCGAAAGGCATTAAGTCTCGCCGGCGGGTAAACATCTCCGCGATGCTGCGGAAAGAAGACCAAGCCGCTCTGAAAAATGAGCGGCGCTTTTTGACCGCAGTCAACAAGCATTTCTCCGACCAGCGGGCGGCGGTCACGAAGGCTCTTGGCCTCACGGCCAAAGCCGACGGCGATGACCCGCTGTTCTTCCCGTTACAGGAGTATCTGCTGCCGGATGGCACGTTCAGCCCTGAGCTGTGGGCGATGCTCTCCGAGGAGGACCAGCTAAAACTCACGGACGCGATTGCATCCGGCTTGCTCAACTGGACAGACGAGGCCAGAAAGCTAATTCAGCTACTCACGCCCTGCTGGAAAGCAGCCTATGAGGATGGCGCGACGGTGGCTGGGGATGCCTACGGCTTCGTGGAAATCCAACGGCCTGAGTTCGTGTCTGCCGCCAAGGTAAATGGCGGCAAGCGTGTGGTTGGCATCGAGCAGACCACAAGAGACAATATCGCCCGCATCATCTCGCGCGGTATCTCGGAGGGCAAGAGCCAGATCGAGCTGAAGAAGGAAATCCAGTCTGAGATGGGCAGCACGGAATCTCGTGCCAAGCTCATTGCTCGGCAGGAAACCTCGACGGCCCTCTCCACAGGCCAGTTCGATATGATGAAGGCTGCCGGTGCCGCCACAAAGACGTGGCACCATAGGCCGCAGAAAAACCCGCGTCCCGACCATGTTGATATGGACGGCGAAACCGTCGGCATCGACCAGCGGTTCTCCAACGGTCTGCGTTTCCCGCGTGACCCGGAGGATGGACGTGCGGAACAGCTTATTAACTGCCGGTGTTATCTCACCTACGGCGGTTTTTAAGATAAGCCCTAAGCTCTGAGGAAAGGAGGTAAATCCGTATGGCACGAATGGGTAGACGGACTTCTGCTCATGGTCAGAAGTCGGACAACCCGACACACGAGTACAAATCGTTTGTGTTCCAGTTGGAGGACGCGAACGAGGAAAGCGGAGAATTCTCAGGCTACGCCGCCGTTTTCGGCAATGTCGATAGCGGCAGGGACGTAATCGAACGAGGCGCGTTCTCCAAAACCATCAGGGAGGATTTTGACCGCATCAAGATTTTATCGCAGCACAATGACTGCGACCTGCCAATCGGCAAACCGCTCGAACTGCGTGAAGATGAAAAAGGTCTCTATATCCGGGGCAAAATCAGCGACACGCAGAGAGGGCGGGACATCAAGACGCTGCTCAAAGATGGCGTCTTGAACGAACTCTCGATTGGATATGACGCGATCACTGCTGACTATGATGAGGAGAACGGCATCCGGCACTTGAAGGAAATCAAGCTGTGGGAGGTCTCCATCGTCACATGGGCGATGAATGACCAAGCCAAAATTGATGAGGTCAAGTCGCTTGCAGAGGAGCTGCGGATTGAGGCAAAAGCTGGTAAGATTACCCGCTCTCGGCTCAATGCGCTGAAGCCCTTCATTGCAGTTGTCCGCGAGCTTGTGGATATTCTCGGTCCGCTGTTGGAACCTGCCGCCCACCTTGATGACGAAGGTGAGGGCGGCGACCCGCAACCCCCGAAAAACCCCCAGCCTCCGAAGAAGCCGAAACAGGCATCTAAGAAGGCCAAACCGTCCGACATCATTTTTGAGATTGTCCCCTAAAACTATCAGGAGGTAAACGAATCATGAAACTGACCCAAGAACAGCTCGCCAAGCTGATTGCAAAGGTGTTCTCTAACCTGACCGCCAAGTTTGCTGAGGCTGGCAAAAACGTGAACGACATCACCGCCGATGACATCCTTGCTGAACTCTCCACTGTGCTGGATGAGATGAACGCCGCTGGTGAGGGCGAAGGCGCTCCCGCCGGTGACGGTGAGGGCAAGGGTGAAGGCGAAGGCGCTCCCGCCGGTGAGGGCGACGGCGAAGGTGAGGGCAAGGGCTTTGACGGTGACGAACTCATCGGCAAGATTATGGCGGCCCTGTCCAGTGTGCTGGCTACCGGCGACGAGGGCAAAGCCGGTTGCGGTGCTCGCAGTGGCGATGGTAAGAGCGGAGGCGCTGCCGGTGAGGGCAAGAGCGCCGCTGGTCCTTCCGCTGCCGGTGCTGGTGCTCCCAAGGCCGCTCCCCAGCGCAAGTACGCCAGCTTGTTCCTCTCCACCGGGGCCTCCCGTGACGGCAATGGTGCCAGCGGCTTCAAGACCCGCATCGCGTCCATGTCCGCTCCTGAGCGCCGCAAGGCAGCCTACGGTATGTTTGGCCGCGCTGTGAAGTGCATCCACGCCTCCGGCGGCGACGTCGAGCGGGCTGCTTTCACCGCCGAGCGTAAGTTCGGTGACGCTGAGATGGCCCGTGAGTTCAAGGCTCTGTCCGTGACCTCTCCCACCGATGGCGGCTATCTGGTCCCCGAGGTGTACGCCAACGAGATTATCGAGCTGCTGTACCCCGCGACTGTCATTTACAGCCTCGGCGCTCGTCGGCTCGGCATGGCGAACGGCAACCTGAACATCCCCAAAATCAAGACCGGCTCCCGCGCCATGTTCACCGGTGAGAACCGCGCCATTCCCAAGAGCGCACCCAAGTTCGGCAACCTGAAGCTGTCCGCGAAGAAGCTGACCGCTCTCATCCCCATGAGCAACGACCTGCTGCGCTCCACCAACTTTGATAATGATGTCATCGTCGGTCAGGACGTGACCAAGCAGATGGCTCTGGGCGTTGACTGGGGTGCTCTGAACGGCACTGGTGGCGAGTTCCAGCCTCTGGGTATCACCAAGAACAAGGGCGTTCAGAACATCGACGTCACCGCGCTGGATGAGCTGTATGCCAGCTCCGCTGGCGTCCTGACCGCCGCTTTCCCCAACTACCTCATCGCCTCCGTCCTGAAGAACAACGTCTACGCTGACGGTCTGGGCTTCGTGTTCAACACCAGCGTGGAGCAGTTCTTCAAGTCCCTGCGCGATAACGTGGGCGGCTTCATCTTCGCTCAGGAGATGAACGAGAACGGCACTCTGGCGGGCTACCCCTACCGCACCACCAACCTGCTGGAAACTGCCAGCGGCAAGACCTCCATTATCTTTGGCAACTGGAATGACCTCGTGATCGGCGAGCAGGGCGCTCTCGAAATCGAGACCAGCCGCGAAGGTGCTTGGACTGATGATGCTGGCAATCTGGTCTCTGCTTTTGAGAACGACCAGACCCTGATTCGTGCCATCAACAACGTGGACACCGGCCTCCGTCACGACGAGAGCTTCGCTGTGGCGACCAAGGTCGCTGTTCCTGTCTAATCAAAACAGGAGGTAGCCTAAGATGAAAAGAGAACTGATTCAGAACGTCAAGGTTCAGCCCTATACTTCCGGCGCAGCCCTCGACAGGACCGGGTTCCTGTCCGGTGTCATCGGCGCGGTCATCGGTACTGCTGGCGCACTGACCCTGACCATCACTCACAGTGATGATAACAGCTCCTACGAGGCCGTCACAGACAAGCTGGTCTTCCCCGAGAAGCAGACCGAAGGCGGCACCTTCACCACCGAGGAGCTGGAAGTGGGCGACGTCGTGAATATCGACATCGACCTGCTCGGCCTGAAGAACTACGTGAAAATCACCGCGTCCGGCGCTGCTGCTACCAGCACTACGCTGGCCGTTGTGCTGGGCGACAAGCACGTCCAGCCCGTGTAAGGAGGGCCGAGCCATGCCGAGGATTTACAAGCCTGTGGGTCCGACCAGCAACAAGGCCACCGGTCCCAGCGCCACAAAGACCCCGGCTGCGGCTCCCGCGCCGGAGGTCAAGAAACCGGAAGTGAAGAAGACGGAAACGGGCGGCGAGAAGTAATCGCCACCCGTCCGCATAGGAGGTCTATATGCTTGCAGATAACGCATTAACGACCCTCGACCGGATGAAGCTGATGCTGGGTCTTGCAGACATCGAAGACGAGAAGACGGATGAGATTATCACGCTGCTGATTAACAGGGCTTCATCGTGGATTGAGCGGCAGGTCGGCAGGCATTTAGGCCGGCGTTCGTACCACCAGTGGTATGACGCAGACGGCCAGCAGGAACTCGTCTTGTTGGAGTACCCCATCATCAGCGTCGAGTACGTCAAGCAGGAGGGCAAGATTGTTGACCCGGAAACCTATGACTACACTCAGACCGGAGAAATCGGGGTCATCTACCGAGACAAGGGATGGCTGAAGGCCGGGTATCGAAGGGGTCTGGCCTACGACATCGTAGCGCCAATGAGGGTCATCGAAGTGAGCTACACGGCTGGTTATGTCCTGCCGAAAGATGCTACAGCCGATGACCCTCAGACCTTGCCTTCGGACCTCGAAGGGCTGCTGTGGGATATGGTGTCGCAAGCCTACACCAACTTGCAGAACGGCTCTCAGGGCCTGTCTTCGTTCTCCATTTCCGACGTGACTTGGAACTTTGACAAGTCTATCCCGGAATCGTGGAAACAGCTCATCAACCTGTACAGGAGGTATTGATATGCCGAATGTTGACGTCATTCTGTCTGACTTCATGCGGCTGAAGGCCGCCTGTGATGAGATGTCCAGCAAGAAGATTGTGGTCGGCATCGTTGGTGAGGTAGATTCCGAAGTCCTGAAAGTGGCTCAAATCCATGAGTACGGCACCGAGAAGATGCCGGAACGCTCTTTCCTCCGTGCCAGCTTTGACGCTGACCGGGAGAAGCTCGGCTCTCTTGTTTCCGAACAGGTGAACAAAGTGATTGACGGGAGGGCGTCAGCGACAGCCGCCGCGAACGCCATCGGCGCTCAGGCAGCGCAGATGGTGCAGAACTTCATCGACGATAACCGGGTCAAGCCACCGTCCAACTTTTCCAAGAAGACGCAGCACACCACGCTGTATGAAACCGGTACGCACATCCGGGATCGCATCGCCTACAAAGTGGAGGAATGACCTATGTTCTATAACACTCCAAGACTTCCGAGGGCGCTGCTGCACACCCTGACGGTCATAAAGCGTACCTACGTGCGCGGCCCCGGTGGGCAGTCCAAGCCAGTTGAAGAAACGGTTACGTCCTTCTTAGGTGTGGTGATGCCGCTGTCTAATCTGGACTGGAAACAGTTGCCGGAAGGGTCGTACACGCAGAACTCTCAGAAACTTTATACGGATGACCCCGTGGACATTGAGCCTGGGCAAATCATCCTCGACACATACAACGGTCAGCAGTACACCGTCAAGCAAGAACTGTCCCACAACTCCATCCACCCGATGCACCGCTATCTTGTGGAAGGGGTGAAGAAGACATGACATTTGAACAGGCGCGGAACGCGATTGTAGCGGGGCTGGAATCCCATCTCGGGCATCCGGTCAACCTCTCCGAGCAAATCGCAGATATACCGGAATTCCCGTACTGCTACTACAGCGTTTTGGCTCCGCGCATTTCCGACCATTGGTTCGGACTGCGTGAGGTGGTGAGCGAAGGCGAGGAGTTCAAGCTGGTTCGTTCTGAGCCGGTATCGGCCACGCTGTCCTTCACCTTTTGCAGTATGAACCGTGAAACTGATGACGGGTACGTCTTCGGAGAAGACGAGGCGCTGTCGCTGTGTGAGAAAGCCCATGGCTTTTTCCTGCTGAACGGGCGCAGTCTCTCGACCGAACACGGGGACATCGTTATCAGCAACGTGGGCGCTGTCACAAATCGCACCAGTTTTCTCGTGGAGGATTCCGTTCGCCGCTACGGGTTCGACATTCGCATTTCCTATGTGCGGACTGACGAAGTGCCGACCACCACTGTGCTGCGTCCGGGAGCCACCCCGGGAGACATCAAAACCTAAGAAGGAGGAACGCCTTATGGCAAAAGACGTAATCGTCGTGGTGCAGCGGGACGCGCTGCCCACCGAGAAGGAAAGCCTCGACATCCTGCTCGTGTCTACCACCGGCGAATACCCGGTTGATACGTACCGCGACGTAGCAAGCGTTGAGGCTGTCTACGGGCCTGACGGCCCCTGCCCCAATGCAAAAATCGTTCGCAAGGCGACCACCCTGTTCAATCAGGGCAAGACCACCCTTGCGGAAACCCTTTTGGACAAGTTCAAGATTGTGAGCTTTGCCCCGCCCAGCGCGTCTCCTGCGACCACGGCCTCCTTTGCCGTGACGTTCGCTGGTGCGCCATCCATCGAGGCCAGCAAGACCCTGTGGGCGCGGATTGGCGGGGATGACAAGGCAGTTGTCGAAATCACGACTACTGATGCTGTCACAACCGCAGAGCAGCTTGCAGCTCTGTTCGCCGACACCAGCTTTACCAAGGGCGGCAAGACCTACACTGCTGCCGTTGAGGGCGCTGTGGTGCGCTACACCGCCACTGAGGGCGGCGAGGCTGACACCATTCCCGAGATGGTGGACGTCTTCGAGGATGAGCTTCTGAGCGCCCCTGTGGTGGTCGAGGCGGCTGCCGAGTTCATGAATGGCACGGACACGGTGAGTGCCGCTGATAACCTCATCAACGCCATCAAGCAGTTCCAGTCTGACGTAGACAATGATTGGTACTACCTGCTGACTGACCGGGACGAAGATGAGTATGTCATCGCCCTTGCCAAGTTCGCGGAGGCCAGCGAGCCGTCCGAGGCTGAACTGGGTGCTGGCGTTGAGGACCATCGGAAGTTCTACATGGGCCAGACCAGCAACAAGAAGTTTGCCAGTGCGACCTCCCGCGCTGCGGTCATCTACACCGATGAGCAGTATCTGAGTGAGGAGCCTGACGCATCCTACACCGGCAACGTCGGTCCGTTTTACCCGAAGTCCGTGACGTGGAAGTTCAAGCGCCCGCAGGACGGCAACGCCGATACCAGCGAGGGCGAGAAGCTCATCTCCCTGCCCAAGCTCACTGATGGCGAGCGGAATGCGCTGCTGGAAAACCACATCAACTATCTGACGGAGGAGTATAAGCGGCAGTATGTTAAGGACGGCACCTGCCTCGATGGTGAGTTTATCGACATCGTGCTCGGCGCGGACTGGATTGCAAAGCGGATGCGCGATCTGCTCTACGATATGCTGCTGGAAAACGCCAACATTAACTACGGCGATGACGGGTTCGGCCTTATCGCCACCGCCCCTGCGCAGGCTCTTGCCGAAGCTGCGGACGAAGACCACAACATCATCGCCAGAGACGCGGAGACCCGCGCCGGCGTGTTCACCATCAATATCCCGAAGTACGCGGATAGCACCGATGAGCAGCGCCGAAACCGTGTGATGCCTGACATCACTTGGGAGGCTCTGCTGTCCGGCGCTGTGCATCAGGTAAAAACCAAAGGCGTCCTGCGTGTGTCGCTGTAAGGAAGGAGTGAGAAACCATGTTGCAGACTTATGACCCCATGAAGGTGAATATCACCTACAACAACCGGCAGCTCCGTATGTTCGGTGACAGTATGTTTACCCTCGCCCGCGACGAGGATAACGTCACGCTGAAGAAGGGTGTGAAGGGCGACAGCACCTACATCCTGAACGCGAACAAGGCCGGCAAGCTGACCATCACGCTTCAGCAGGATTCTCCCGATGTAGCCTTCCTCGAACAGTGCGCGGAACGCAATGTGATGGCAAACCTCGCCATCACGGACGCCAACGACAGCGGTTCTATGTTCTTCGCGCAAAATGTTATGGTGTCCAAGCTGCCCGACAGGGCGAGAGCGAAGGAAGCGGCAGATGTGACCATCATCTTCCTGATTCCTGACATCATGCTCAGTAACTGAGCTGGGCAGTTAGGAGGCTATTCATGATTGAGAAAGTAAACCCGTCCCACCCGGACAAAATCGCTGACCGCATTGCCGGCGCGATTGTGGATTTGGCCTATCAGGTCCAGCCTGACCCGAAGATCGCGGTGGAGGTCCTCATCGGGCATGGCGTGTGTCACGTCATTGTTGAGACCTCTGCTCCGCTGCTCATGCCGGAGGCAGTCAGAGCCATCCACAACGCCATCCGGCGCATCGCAGGTCTCATCCAGATTGACCTGACCATCGTGCCGCAGGACACCCACCTCGCAAACAACCAGAGCGAGGGGTTCCGCTGCGGTGACAACGGCATCTTCAAGGGTGTCCCGCTCACGGACGAGCAGAAGACGCTTGCGGCGATTGCCCGCGACATCTACGCTGCCCATCCGTTCGACGGCAAGTACATCCTCGACGATAACCGGCTCATCATCTGTCAGAGTAACGCTGCAAAGGCAGACCTTCAGCAGCTGTACCCGACAGCAGAAATCAATCCGCTGGGCGGCTGGACCGGCGGCACCGATGTGGACACCGGCGCGACCAACCGCAAGCTCGGTTCTGACATGGCCGATTCCGTCACTGGCGGCGGGCTGCATGGCAAAGACCTGTCCAAAGCGGACGTGTCCGTCAACATCTACGCCTTTCTGAAGGCGCAGGAGACCGGCGAGCCTGTCGAGCTGTGCTGCGCCATCGGCGATGACACCATCGACGGCAAGCCCTACGAGGAAATCGTGGAGATCGCCCGCCAGTACATTCAGTCCGTGGGAGGCTTCGAGGCTTTCGCGGAATGGGGCCTGTATTGACCACAGCTCAACCGGAACACAGGTGGAACATTGACTGGAACATTTGAATTAAAGTCGTGATTTAGACATGAAAGTCGAAAGTCAGGGCGCAAAGTCGAGCAATGTTCCACCCAATGTTCCACCTCGAATGTTCCGTTGTTCCGTCAATGTTCCACCCAATGTTCCATTTGCAAAAACGCGAAAACCCTTGATATTACTCACTTTTTTCATGTTTTCTCTATCAAATGGAACATTGGAACATTGATAACTAAATACACCTAAAAATAGAGGGATTAGAGGAATTAGAGGAAAACACACGTCCCTAATTCGCCTAATTCGCGCAAATTATACGCGCGCACGCGCGCGAGAAGGAGGACACGACCTATGGCCCGTACAAAAACCGTAACCGTGGGTGGCACTGATTATCAGCTTCAGAGCGTGACCTATTCTTGGTACTCCAACCTGACAGACCTGTACATCAACCCAGCCAACGGCAGAAAGAACACCGCGAAGTACGTGGACGCTCTTATCAAGGGCTGCGTCACCGCACCGGCTGAGGTAGCCAAAGGTGGTTTGAAATACTTCGACGAGCAGGATGACCTCGCGACACCGAGCGAACTGGTGCGCGAGATCGAGAACTTTCTTGCGGAGCGAAATAAATCCTAAGACCGCAAAGCGCCGAGCGCAGAACAACGAGCGTCTGTGGAGGATGGTCTTCTGTATGAGCGGCATCAGCTACTCAGAGCTGAAGGCTATGGACCTGTACGACTTCGCAGAAGCTGAACAGGCCCGCATCCTCTGGCAGACCGAGTGGAATAAAAAAGACTGAGCGAAGGGAGGGATGAACCGTGGATGAGGCCCGCAGCCTAACATATAGCATCAATGTTGAGGCCAACACCTCCCAAGCTGAGGCGAGCATACGAAACATCACGAGCAACCTCGGCGGTCTGGGTGGCAGCACAATCAACATTGATGCAGATACGTCTCAGGCTGAATCGAACATCCGAAATGTCACAAGCAGTCTTGGCGGTGTTCAGACACAGGCCCGGTCCGTCGGTTCGGCCTTCCGCAGTTCCTTTCTTGACGGTATCGACAGCGGCAACAGCTTCTCGTCCTCCCTGCGCTCCGGCGTAGGCGGGGCGTTCAGCTATGTCACTGGACAGGCCAAGGGGTTTGTCAGCAGCGTAGCGTCCAGCGCGTCTGAAATTGGGAACAAGTTTGCCCACCCAATCTCGACCATCAAGAACGGGTTGGGCAACGCCATCCAGAACGCGAAAAGCCGTTTCATTGAAATGGCCCGCAGCGCCCAGCAAGCTGAGAACGCAACCGGTGAACTGGGTGACGCCGCAGGAGAGGCCCGCCGCAATGTCTCCGAACTTGGAGACGCGGCAGACGATTCCGGTGGAAAACTCAGTAAGTTTGGTGGAATTCTGAAAGGCGCTGGGGCAGCAATCGGTGCGGTGAGCGCCGCCGCTGCCGCCGGCGCTGTTGCCATTGGCAAGGCCGTTGTGTCGGCCTATGCCGAGTACGAGCAGCTTGTCGGCGGCGTCGATACGCTGTTCAAAGACGCATCAGGGAAGGTGCAGCAGTATGCAGCAAACGCCTTCCAGACCGCCGGTATGTCTGGCAACGAGTACATGAACCTCGTGACCAGCTTTTCCGCGAGCCTGATTAACTCCCTCGGCGGTGATACCAACCTTGCTGCGGACGTGGCAAATCAGGCCATCACGGACATGGCCGACAACGCGAACAAGATGGGCACCGACCTCGGAACTATCCAGAACGCCTATCAGGGCTTTGCCAAGCAGAACTACGATATGCTGGACAACCTGAAGCTCGGCTACGGCGGTACGAAGACCGAGATGGAGCGGTTGCTGGCTGATGCCGGTAAGCTCGCTGGAACCACGTTCGACATCAACTCTTTTGCTGATGTGACCGAGGCCATCCACGTCATCCAGACGGAGATGGGTATTACCGGCACTACGGCGAAGGAGGCTGCTGAGACAATCAGCGGCTCGTGGGCCAGCACCAAAGCGGCCATGCAAAACCTGTTCGCAGGCCTCGGCAACGAGAACGCTGACATTGGCAAGCTGGTGAACGACGTCACTAAGAACTTCAGCAACGTGGTGAAGAACGTCACCCCGATTGTTGAAAACCTCGCGTCCGCGCTGCCGGAGGCGCTGGGACAGGCAATCCCAGCCATCAGCGGGCTGCTGCCGCCCATTCTCGAAGCGGTGGCGGGCATCTTTGATGAGGTGCTGAGTTCTATCATCGGGCTGCTGCCCGAGTTGGCCCCGGTGGCCGTAGACGCTGTGCTGATGATCGCGCAGACCCTTGTCGAGAACGTGCCGGTGATTGCAGACGCAGCCATCCAGTTGGTGAACGGCCTGATTACCTCGGTGGGCCAGATGCTCCCGACGCTCATCCCGGAGTTCGTGAATGCCATCGTGTCGGTGGCGACTTCGCTCATCGACAACATCCCGATGCTGATTGATGCAGGTATGCAGCTCCTGAGCGGGCTGGCAGAGGGCATTATGACCGCCCTGCCGCAGCTCATCGAGCAGCTGCCCCTTATCATCGACGGCATCATCGCAGCTCTGACAGAGAGCCTACCGCTCATCTTGGAACAGGGCGCGACCATCATTATGAACCTCGTGCAAGGCATCGTAGACACGGTGCCGCTGCTGCTCGAACAGCTCCCGGTCATCATCGAATCGCTCATCACGTTCTTCACGGAGAATATGCCGCTCATCTTGGAGCAGGGCATCCAGATCCTGACGAACTTGGCGATGGGCATTGTTCAGGCTATTCCGGCTCTGCTGGAACAGCTACCGGCCATCATCACGTCGATTGCTGACACGCTGGTGGCGAATATGCCGATGATTCTTGAAACCGGTATGCAGCTACTGCTTCAGCTCGCAAGTGGTATCATTCAAGCAATCCCGCAGCTCGTAGCGCAGTTGCCGCAAATCATTTCGGCAATCGTGAGCGGCATCGGGGCGCTCATGGGTGGCATCATCAACATCGGCAAAAGCATTGTCGAGGGCATTTGGAGCGGTATTTCGTCCATGATTGGCTGGATTACCGACAAGGTGACAGGCTTCTTCAGCGGCATCGTCAATGGCGTGAAAGGCTTGCTCGGCATCAACTCTCCGTCGAAAGTGTTCTCCGACCAAGTTGGTACGAACATGGCCCTCGGCGTGGGTGAAGGCTTCGAGAAGACGATGGGCGGCGTCAGGAAGGACATCGAGGGCGCTATCCCCACTGAGTTTAATCTGCCCTCTGTCAACGCGCCGGCGGTGGATGACGTCACCTATGGCGTCAACCCCGTGGTCAACGGCTTTGACCCGGCGGCTGTCAACGGGCAGGTCGCGCAGGTCATTATGGTCAGCCCTGAGCTGCTGCGGCTGCTGGCCGACGGCGTGGGCGTTGCCCAAGTCACCGGACCCGAGCAACCCGCCCCTACGGGCGGCGAGGGCGGCCCTGGCGACAAGCCGCAGCCTGTGGACATCGACACCGGCGACCCGGACTTCCCCACTTATGGCGGCTCTCCCGCGCCGGCCTTTGCGCCGAACATCGTGGTCAACGTGTACGGCGACGCCTCTGAGGAGGCGGTGGACAATATGCGCGAATCCCTGCGCGATACGGTCCGCGAGCTGTACGATGAGTTCCGTGAGGAGGAGTTGCAGCAGATGTCCCTGAAGAACCAGTATTCCTTCTAAGGAGGTGTCGAAATGGCTTATACGCTCACCGGGCGAAAGGGCGGGACGGTCCGTTTCGTGCCTTTTGAAAACGGCGTGGTCGAGAAAGAGAGCGAGAGCTACAGCAGCTCCGTGACCTCCAACCCGGTGGAGGACGGGGCTGACATCAACGACCACGTGAACAACGCTGCGGGCCAGCTCACGATTTCAGGCACCATCGTGGGCGGGGACAGCGCCATCAACGCGCTGAAGGCCATGCGGGAATCCCGTGACATCATCACGTACACCGGCGTGACCCGCATGACGAACCTTGTGTTCACCAGCCTGAAGTTTGACCGCAGCTACAAAAACCGGAACGGCGCATCGTTTTCAGCCACGCTGAAGCAGGTGCGGCTCGTTTCGTCTGAGTTTGTCCCGATGGATTCCGAAGTCCTGATGTCCAGTCAGGATGCCGGCAAGACGGACAACCAGCAGTTGGCGAAAACCGCCAGCATGGGAATGACCACCGCCTCCCTGCAATCGGTCAGCTCTGCCAGTGCAGAGCGTTACAGGGAGGCATACGATACGCCGAGCAGCTCTGCCCCGCTGACGCGGAGCACGGGCAGCTACGACGGTCTGGCAGTTTGATAGGAGGTGATGGAGTATGGCGCTGCGACTGATTGACCTGAACGAAGACGTTGAGTACATCGACATTGACGTGTCGAAGGTGCCGTACTCTTTCTCCATCAAGCTGACGGATAAGACGTACACGTTCACCGTCAAGTACAACGAGGTCGGGAAGTTCTTCACCGTTGACCTTCTTGACCTCAACGGTGACGTGCTTGTGTTCGGAGAAATCATCCGGTATGGCAGGGCGTTGTTCAACGTCGTGGAAGACGAGCGGTTTCCGCTGCCGGTCATCATCCCCGTCTGCATCACGGGTGAGGCAATCTCCGAGGTGACGCCTGAGAACTTCGGCAAGGAAGTCAAGCTCTACCTCTACGAAAGGAAGGTGGAGTAGGATGGCGTTTTGGATTCGGGAAGCTACGCTGGTCATCGGGAACAAGAAGTACACGCTCGGCGAGCTGGACTTCAAGTTCAGCATCCCGTTTGATGACAGCGATGAGCCGCCGGTTGCTACGGTGACGGTGACGAACCTCTCCGCGAATACCCGCGCCAACATCAAGAAGAACGACCCGGTTATCCTGAACGCCGGGTACGAGGGCGATGTTGGCTGCATTTTGATTGGAAAAGTGGTCGGCTTGAAACACAAGCAGTCCAACACGGATTGGACCTCCACACTGACCGTCCAGCCCTGCGCCGACGAGATTCTCGGCAAGCTCATCAACAAGACCTACGTGCAGAACTCCAAGGCGTCAGCCATCGTGAAAGACCTGCTGAACATCTTCGGCGTTGAGGTCTCGAAATGTGAGCTGACTACCGACGTGAGTTATCCGCGCGGGCGGGTCTGCCGGGGCAATCTGAAGCAGGTGCTGACGGAGATCGTAGTGAACGAGTGCAAGAGCCGCTTTATCATACGGACCACTGGGCAAATCTACATCACCAAGGCCAATGATGGTATCGACAATGGCCTGACGCTCACACCGGCCAACGGGTTGCTCCGGGCCGATGAGGAAAAGGTGCAGATTCCGGTGGAGACCGACCTGAACTCTCAGACCACAGGCGAGGACCGGGACGAGGACACCATCTCCCGCTCCTGTCTGCTCAACTATCGTGTGGCTACCGCAGAGGTCATCAAAATCCAGTCGGCTGACCTGAATGGCCGCTTCATTGTCGTGGAAGGCAAGCACAGCGGCGGCAGGACAAGCGACTGGGAGACCTCGATGGAGCTGAGGCCGTATTAGGAGGTGAGCCGATGCCGAACGTAAAGCCCTACAACTACCAGCAGATTCACGACCGGCGGCTGGCAGAATCCATCTGTGTGGCGGCGGTCGTGTCAGTGACGGCGTTCGACCCAGCCAAAATGACGGTTGACGTCCAGCCCCTGTCCAAGCACTTGCAGAACGGCAAATATGAGAGCCAGCCGCCTATTCTGAGCATCCCCGTCGCTTGCACCCGCAGCGGCGGTTTCATCATTCGCCCGTGGATTAAGGCGGGCGACGTGGGCGTGGTGCTCTACCTCGACCACGACATGGACAGCACCGTGAGCGGGGCGAAAGAGGCCCAGCCGCTCACCGAACGTAACCATGCCACCACGGATGCCGTATTCGTCGGCGGCATCGTGGCGGGCAGCTACACGGCGCAGGGTCTTCCCAGCGAAGCCCTTGTCCTCGCAGCGGATGATGGCAGCGTCTATGTTGCGGTCACAAAGGGCGGGGTGCAAATCAAGGGCGACGTCCACGTGGAAGGCCAAATCACGGCCTCGAAAGACATCGTGGCTGAGGAACGTGTCAGCGGGGCGCACCACACCCATCCGGGCGATTCCGGCGGCATGACCGGGCAGCCTGTATAGGAGGTGGCGGCGCATGGAAAACATGACCCTGCTGATTGACCCCGACACCCGCGACTTGGTGCTGGACGATGAGGGGCATTTCACGAAGATTTTTGACCGCGACACTACGGTCCAGAATGTCCGACACGCCCTGCTGACGTGGAAGGCCGAGTTTTTCGCCGATGCCGTCCACGGCACCGATTATGAACGGATTCTTGGCGTCAACCAGAACGACGTGGACGAGGAAGAAATCAAGGAAATCATGCGGGAGGCCATCTTTCAGGAGCCGGACGTTTCCCGCATTGATTCGATGACCGTCTCCTATGACGGCAGGAGCGTCTCGGTGGCCTTCACCGCGACGCTCGTCAATAAAGAGACCATCACATTGGAGGTGACAGCATAATGGCGAAAACCACAGACTGGGGCCTGACTGACGCCGGTTTCAGACGCCCCACCTACGCAGAGTTGCTGGACGCGCTCGAATACAAAGCGCGTGAGCTGTTCGGCTCCAAAGCCAACCTGACCGTGCGCTCTCCGCTGGGTATTTTCCTGCGGATTTACGCTTGGATGCTCAACCTCCTGTTCTCCACCCTCGAAGACGTCTACAACAGCCGGTTCGTAGACACGGCGGTAGGCCACAGCCTGTACAACCTCGGACGGGCCATCGGACTACGGCTGCTCGGGGCGCAGAAAGCCGTGGGCTACCTCACCTTTACCGGTGAGATAGGCACGGAGGTCCCGGAAGGCTACCTTGCGGAGACCATCGCGGGGCAGCAGTACATCACGCTTCAGTCCGGCGTCATCCTCGACGGCAGCATCACGCTCCCGGCCTCTGCTGTTGTGGCCGGCCCTGACGGGAACACGGACGCCGGCACGATTACCATTATCACCAACCCGAAGACCGGCATCACGGCGGTGTCCAACGCCACGTCGTTCGAGGGCGGGCGCAACACCGAGACGGACGATGAGTTCCGCGCCCGGTACTATGTTTCCACTGACTTCGCTGGTGGCGTCAACCTCGACGCCATCATCGCCGCGATCTATGAGAACGTAGAGGCTGTTATCGCTGTGACCGGCGAGGAAAACGATACCGACGAGACCAACGCCAGCGGGCTGCCGCCCCACTCCATCGAGCTGGTGGTGTACGGCGGGCTGGATGAGGAAATTGCTAAGGCTATCCACCGCAGGAAGGGTGCGGGCATCCAGACCTACGGCAACGTGACTGTGCCGGTGGTGGACGCCGCCGGCAACATCAAGAATATCTGTTTCAGCCGGCCCGCGCCGGTGAACGTCTGGGTGAAGGTGTTCAACCTCCAAACCGACAACACCTTCCCGCTGGACGGCATTGAACAAATCAAGCAGCGGCTCACCGAGTACATCGGCTCCGACACGCGCGGCGGCTTGAACATCGGCCAGAACGTCATCTGCGTGGCTCTCCCGACGGAGGTTTTCAGGGTCCAAGGCGTCGTAGACTTCGACCTGCAAATCAGCCCTGACGGAGAGACCTACAGTTGGAAGAATATCACCATCGCGGCCCGCGAGAAGGCGGTCACGAATGAGGATATGGTGGTGGTCGAATGAGCAACAAGTTCCTCAGTAAGATGCTGTACGCGCTGACCAGTGCCTACAGCCGGAAAGACTACGACAACGTGCAGTTGGGCCTCCCGCTGGAAACCAACATCGGCAAGCTGTTCTCCATCCTTGCATGGGGCCTCGAAACCGTAGAGGAGCAGGCCGAGCTGGTACGACTGTGGGATGACCTTGACTACGCAAGTGGCTCTGTGCTTGACCGCTACGGCGCGAACTTCGGCGTCAAGCGGGTCAGTTCTGACGATAGATTCTACCGGCTCGCCATCAAGGTGAAAATCATGGCGCAGCTCTCGGGCGGCGACACGGACACGGTGATTCAGGCAGCAGCTATGCTGCTTGATGTGGAGCAGAGCGATGTGCTGCTGGAAGATGTGTTTCCGGCCAAGATCGCCTTGTATGTAGACACCAGCCTGCTGTCTCCCGACCGGGAGGAGCTGATTGAGCCTATCGCCTACGCCATCAAGCGGATTCTGGTGGCCGGCGTCGGGATGCGGCTCTACCTCCGCACCTACCGCACCTACCGCTACGACCTGACTTTGCTGCACTGCGCGTTCGTGGACACCGATGTGTCTGCTGTGCCGGTGAGCCAAGACAGAGAAAGCACAGAAGTGCTGGGCGTCAACTTTGGCGGGTATTTGGGGGCAAAGTTCGCGCCTCCTCCGTTCAGTGCTGATAGGACCGCCCAGATGCCCGTCCAGCTCTCGCGTGGAGCCGTTCAGACGCCTACCCTGACATCTACCCCGCCCGATGTAAAAAGGGCGCACAGAGGCCGTCAGGACGGTGCAGGAGGGGTTGTCTATCACACGCACATCAAATCCAAGAGAATTGACTAAGAAGGAGGAGCGATTATGTCCAAGTTTGAAGATGGGAGCTACGGTTCCCTCACCGGCGTAAGTCTGATTGGCAAAGTCCTCGCGGGTAGATGCTCGATGAAGTACACGAGGGCGGCGGCGGGCAGCGGCCAGATTCCCGAAGGCATGACGCCGAAGACCATGACCGGGCCTGCCGGGTATGTCATGGACGCGATGATTGCCGCCGTGACAAACCCCGTGGACGGCGAGTGCCAAGTCACGGTCCAAATTAAGAGCGACAATGTGGAGACGGGCTTTTACCTGACGAACATCGTGCTCTTTGCTGAGGACCCGGACGAGGGCGAAGTCCCGTTCACCTACCTGTCCCTTGAAAATGAGCCGGAGTGGATTCGCCCCGCGAGTTCCATCGTGGGCAAGCTCGCAACGTTCGACCTCATCGCGGCGGTGGGCGACGTTGACGCCGTGACCGCCATCATCGACCCGGAGGCAATCGCCACTGTCTCCCACGTGCAGCAGATGATTGCCGACCACAACTCCGACCCCAACGCCCATGGCGGCAGTCTGGGCGGCGGCGGCGATGTGGCCGGGGTCGAAATCACGATTCCCGCCGCTGGCTGGGCCAGCAGCGCGGATTTGGAAGATGCAGAAGACATTGTGGAAGGAGAGCTTTATCTGGACCTCCCCGTTGAGGAAGCCATCGAAGGCTTGATTCCGCAGGTCATGTTGCATAAAGCCGCCCAGAATATCGCAAAGGCAGCCGGCATGAGCACATCTTCCCGTGTGCTTGACGGCGCTGTGCGGTTCTGGGTGCAGCAAGCGCCGACGGAGGACATGGCGGCTACCCTCGTGTTGCTGTCTGCCGACGGCGGCATCAGTGGAGGGGGTGGCACCTATGTATTGCCAGTAGCAACTAAGGACCGCTTGGGCGGCGTAAAACTCGGCGACGGATTCTCCACCACGCCCGATGGCACACTCTCGTATGAAGGCTCCGGCCTTCCCGACGAGGCCATCGTGACCACCGGCGACACGGAGCAGATGCTTGACGAGGTGTTCCCGCCCGAGGAAGACGAACCGCAAAACTAAGAAACAGGAGGAGACCAAAATATGGCTTATGACGAGACTAAGGTCGTAAACGTAAAAGCCCTGAAGGACACGGCGACCCGCATCAAGACGGAATATCTCGCCGCGATTTCCAAAGCGGGCCATGCCCGCTTCCAGAAGTCCGAAACCGTGCCTGACGCTGGCACGGCTGAGGAAAACGTGCTGTACCTCGTCCACAACGATGAGACCGGCTATTACGACGTGTACGCCCTGATTGACGGTGTGGTCGAGCGGCTCGACGATACCACCGTCAGTCTGGACGGCTACGTAACCGACGATGAGCTGGCTGAGGCGCTCAACGGCGTGGGCGGCGGTGCGGTGTACACCGGCACCAAGACCGACCTTGAAGCGACCGACGCTTCGGTCATCGAGGCGTACTTCACTGAGCACAACGACATTACCCCGAAGGCCGGAGATATGTTCGCTGTGGTCACTGTGGTGGACAGCATCACCTATGAGATGACCGCCTACCGTTTCGACGGCGAGGACTGGGTGAGCATCACCGGTAATGTGGATGCTGACAAGGTGATTATGCCGGAGGACATCACGCTGGCCGGCAATTACACCCAGTTCGGCAACCTGACCAAGAACGCGGACGGCACCGCCACTCTCAGCTCTAAGGGCAAGAGTGTGCTGGACGTGTTCACCGAAATCCTGAGCAAACGCCTTCAGCCCACTATCACCGCCCAGCCCAGCATCAGCGGGTTCAACCTGTCCGGTGCGAAGGCTGTGGAGGCCGGCACCTCTCTGGCGTCTGCTGCGTACACGGCAGGCAATCTGAACCCCGGCAGCTACCAGTACGGCCCGGAGACCGGTGTCACCGCCTCCAACTGGGTGGTGCAGCGTATCACTGACGGCGGCACCGAGCAGATCGCCAGCGTGGACGCTGCCAGCCTGAGCGCCGGTTCCGATAACAATGGCGGCAATGGCTTTATCATCGGAGACCAGGGCGGCGAGAACGTCGTGGCGTCCCTGAAGTACAAGGCCATCGCCACTCACGGCGCTGGTGTGACTGCCAACGACAACCTCGGCAGCGCCTCTGACCCTGCCGTGAACATCGCTTCCGGTACGAAGGAGAAGACCACCGGGGCCTACACGCCTTACCGGAACTACTTCTACGGGGCCACCACAGAGAAGCCCACCGTTGACAGTGCCTACATCCGGGGCCTGACCAAGAGCAACAAAGCGTATGCCGCCGGTACGCTGACCATCAACGTCCCTGCCGGGGCGCAGCGTGTGGTCATCGCCTGCATCGCTGGCAAGACCGGCGTGACCAAGGTCATCAACGAGACCGCGATGAACGCCGACGTGACCAGCACCTTTACGCAGTCTTCCGTCAATGTAGAGGGCGCTGAGGGCTACACCGCCGTTGCGTACAACGTGTGGGTGTTTGAGCCTGCTGTGCCTTACGAGAACGCCGCGACCCTGAAGGTCACGCTGGGCTGAGAGGAGGGAATGAAGTATGGCTATCAACGGTTCTGACAAGAGTTTTGCCTTTATGGAGTTCCCGCTGAGTATGTCCCGGCAGGATGCTTTCCCGCTGGACAAAAACTCGGTGTTCTACTCTATGTCCGACGCGCAAACCTACGCACAGACCAACCCGACCGCCTATGTCGGTCAGGTCATCGCTGTGGTGGAGGAAGGCGTCTCCACCGTCTACCAGATTAAGAACGCCGCCGGCGAGCTGGAAGCTCTCGGCACCGGAGACCTCGAAGGCGACGTGGACGCCATCGTGGATGGCCGCATCGCCACTGACGGCGAAGTCGCCGAGATGATTTCCGAAATCTTTGGCTCGGAAGACCCCGAAGCCTGAGATAATACCAAAACTTATTAGGAGGATTTTATCATGAGTTACGATGTCAACAAGCTCACCAAGCTCGGCCACCTGAAGTCTCTGGCGAACAAGATCAAGTCTGATTACGCCACCAAAGCGGAGCTGGCCGCCATCAAGGTCCCCGAGTACAGCGTGGCCAAGCAGGCTACCGCTGAGACCGGCTTCCTGTCCACCTACTATCTGACCAAGGATGGTGCCCAGGTGGGCGAGAAGATTAACATTCCCAAGGACTTCCTCGTCAACAGTGCTGACATCAAGACCGTCGAAACCGCTGATACCCCCTACGAGGGTGCTCAGGTGGGCGACCTGTACATCGACTTTGTTATCAACAGCAAGAGCGCCGATGACACCGCCTCCCACGTCTACCTGCCCGTCAATGAGCTGGTGGACGCCTACACCGGCGGCAACGGCATCGAGGTCAGCGCCCAGAACCTGATTTCTGCAAAGATTGACACCGCCAATGCCAACGGTCTCGGCGTGACCGCTGCCGGCTTCAAGCTGGATGTGGCTACCGCCAGCACCGCCGGCGCTATGTCCGCCGCTGACAAGGCCAAGCTGGACGGCATCGCAGAGGGCGCAAACAACTACACCCACCCTGCCCACACTGCTCACGAGAGCGGGCTGTACAAGGTAACTGTGGACGCTCAGGGTCATGTGTCTGACGCTGAGGCTGTCACCAAGGAGGACATCACCGGTCTGGGCATCCCCGGTCAGGACACCACCTACCAGAAGGCCACTGCTGAGGCCGACGGTCTGATGTCCAAGGAGCACTTCGCCAAGGTCGAGGGCGTCGCCGCTGGCGCGACTAAGGTCGAGGCCAGCGCCACTCCCGGCAACATCAAGATTAACGGTTCCGAGACCCCCGTGGTGACTATCGCCACCGATGAGGAGGTCACGGAAATGCTGGCCGAGATTTTCCCCACCGCCTAAGATAGAGACCTGACGAGCGGACCGATGGGCGGGTTGTGGAGGGCTGGTCCGTTCTCAGAAAAAATTAGGAGGTGATTCACATTGGCAGTTGTAACCCTTGACCATCTGAAGTCTTTGGCTCTGCAAGCGAAGTCCGAAATTGCCGAAGTAGCGAGCGCCGCTGCGGAGGCTTTGGAGGAAATGGATGCTCAGAAGCCGGACAAGTCGCAGGAGGTGTCGGCAACGATTCCCGCGACAGGGTGGTCTGCTGATACCAATGCTTACCCGCAATACTACGACTTCACCGCAGCGGGCGTTACGGCGGCTGATGACGTGAGGGTCTTCCTCGACCCTGCCTCTGTCAGTGCTGCTGTCGCTTGCGGCCTCTGCCCGACTGTGGAGACGCAGGACGGCAAGCTCCGGTTCCGCGCTTTGCAGGTCCCGGCGTCGGCCATCTCTGTGAAGTATCGGATTCAGGAAGGAAAGGAGTAAGCCTATGGGCTATGGAAGTGTAAACGTACCCGGCGTGAGCGGTCCCGAGCTTGAAGCGGTTCGCGCCCTTGCCAACAGCGCGTTGGAGAAGGCGAACGAGGCGCTTGAAGGGGGCGGCGGCTCCGGGTGTGTTCTGAAAATCACGTTCGACGCTGAGTTCGCCGGTCAGGAGTACACGGTCACTGACGGCGCGGGAGACACCAAAACCGGCACTGTGCCGGAGAGCCTCGTGGATTCCGTCAGCGTCAAGAACTGCAATACGGAGTACACTGTCAGCGCGAGCACCGCGACTGGCGAGCAGTATTCCACAACCGTGACCACCGGCGCATACTTCGGCCAGTACGAAGTCACGCTGGCCGTGTTCACCGCGACCATCACGGTCACGACCGCCCCCGGTGCGGAGGCAAAGGCTGTCCTCGGCGGCAGTACCTACACCGCAACCGCCAACGGCAGCGGCGTGGCTGCGATCTCGGTCAAGAAGGCCGGCAAATACACGGTAAGCGCCACAATTTCCGGCAAGACCTCTGCGTCCGTAGAGGTCAACGTGACGGAGGCCGGCGAGAACTACACTGCCACCGTCAAAATCCCCATTGCGGCCATCCCGTCTCAGGGCGAGAGCTTGACCTACACCGGTCAGGCGCAGACCCCCACGTTCGACGATTACAACAGCGCCGAGCTGACACTGGGCGGCACGACCAGCGGCACCAACGCCGGCAGCTACAATGCCAGCTTCACGCCGAAGTCCGGCTACCAGTGGAGCGACGGCACGACCACCGCCAAGACCGTGGCGTGGAGCATTGCCAAGGCTGCTGGCTCTCTGAGCCTCAATCCGACTTCGCTGTCGCTGAACGGCGATTCGCCTACCGGCTCTGTCACTGTGACCCGTGCGGGCGACGGTGCGATTACCGCCACGTCCGGCGACCCCGATGTCGTCAGCGTGTCGGTCAGCGGCAACAAGGTAAACGTCACCGCGCTCGATGAGGGCAACGTGACTGTAACCGTAAAGGTTGCGGCTGGCACGAACCACAACGCTCCCGCCAACAAGACCTTTACGGTCAATGTGACCAACATGGTCCACATCTACGGCGCGAGCTGGGATGGCAGCAGCACGACCAAGTGGACCCGCACCGATGAGGCGGCGGGATTCACTGACCCCGTTCCGTATGTGCAGGGCGCAAAATCCTACAGCTCCCCCTTCGACGATTTGCAGCCGTGGGCGGGCATGGTCAAGAGCGAGCGCACCGGCGGTACGATGGTCGCCATCCCGAAGTTCTGGTACAAGCTGACCCAGAACGGCAACGGCCTGAAAATCCAGATCGCCGACAGAGCGCAGAGCGGCTTTTCTGTTTCCCCCGCCCACATGGACAGGGGCGACGGCAAGGGCGAGCGCGATGTCGTGTACATCGGTCGTTATCACTGCGGCACGTCCAGCAACAAGTCCACCAGCGGCCAGCGCCCCAAGGCGAACATCACCCGGTCCAGTGCTCGTTCCACCATTCATGGCCTCGGCGCGAACATCTGGCAGATGGACTTCCTGATGCGTTTCACCATCTGGCTGCTCTACATTGTGGAGTTCGCCGATTGGAACTCTCAGGCGAAAATCGGGTATGGCTGCGGTAACAACAGCAACACCGAGAATATGGGGTACACCGACAGTATGCCCTACCATACCGGCACCACGAAGAACTCCCGCACCACCTACGGCTGCGGCACTCAGTACCGCAACATCGAGGGCCTGTGGGATAACGTGTACGACTGGATGGACGGTTGCTATTACAACGGCAGCGGCCTGAACGTCATCAAGAATCCCAACCAGTTCAGCGACAGCGCCAACGGCGTGAACGTCGGGACGCTGACAAGCGGTTATCCGTCTCGGTTTACCGTGCGCTCTCAGGCTGGGTTCCCGGTGTTCGCGCCCTCTCAGTCGAACGGCAGCGATTCTACGTACTCGTGCGATTACTGGAACTTCTTCTCGTCGAACCCGTGCCTCTTCGTTGGTGGCTACTACTACCAGGGCACCGGCCACGGCCTGTTCTGCGTCTACTGCTACGGCGTCTCGGACTCGGGCGCGGACATCGGCTGCCGCCTCCAAGAACTCCCCTAATGGGGGAGTTTGAGGGGGCGAAGCCCCCTCATAAGGGACCCGCGCCGTAGGCGCGGGGACCAACCGGGGCTACCTGTGCAGTGCCGATGTCATCGTTCTGGGTTACGTGCGATAACTGGAACTTCAACTCGTCGAACCCGTGCCTCTACGTTGGTGGCAACTACAACCAGAACACCAACCACGGCCTGTTCTACGTCAACTACAACGACGTCTCGAACTCGAACGCGAACATCGGCTGCCGCATCCTTTTTGTGCTTTGCTTAATCCTCCATTTCACGGCACAGGTAGTCGCGCACCCCTTGGTGAAGATAAGCAAATTTGGGGAGCGGGTTAGTACACCTCTGCGGAGGCGCTGGAAAGCCCGTACAGCTAAAAGGAGGAACATCCCTGTGAAGCGAGCAAAGAATCTCTTTGAGAAGCTCGTATCTGATGACAACCTGCTGCTTGCCATTGACGAGGTGAACCGCACTCACCACTGGCGAACGCATCACCGCCCGAACTCTTGCACCGCATGGGTGGAGGAAACAAAGGAGGAGCGCGTCAAGGAGCTGCGGCAAATCATCATCGACGGTTTCGAGCAGAAGAAACCTCATGTGTCCCAACGCTGGGACGCCAGCGCCCGGAAGTGGCGCACAGTCAGCGAGCCTGTCCAATGGCCCGACCAGTACGTCCATCACGCGCTCATTCAGGTGTTGCAGCCTGTGTTCATGCGCGGCATGGATTATTACTGCTGTGGGAGCATTCGGGGCAGGGGTCCGCATCACGCACGAAAGGCCATCGAGATCTGGATGGATAAGGACCCAAAGGGTACGAAGTACGAACTCTGCGGAGACATCCGGTATTTCTACGACAGCCTGAAACCGGAAGTGGTGATGGACCGTATGCGCCAGCTCATCAAGGACCGCCGCGTCCTCGACCTGATTTGGCGTGTTATCAAAGACGGCGTTCTGATTGGGGCCTATACCTCGCAGTGGTTTGCCAACACGGTTTTGCAGCCGCTGGACCACCTCATCCGTGAGAGTGGATTGTGCCGGCACTACGTCCGCTACATGGACAACCTGACCATTTTCGGGTCGAGCAAACGCAAGCTGAAAAAGCTGCGAGTGCTCATCGAGAATTGGCTGAACGCCCATCAGCTAAGGTTGAAAGCGGACTGGCAAATCTTTCCCGTAGTCAGGAGGCATCCTCGCATTCCGCTGGACCCTCCACGGCGCGGGTATGAGAGGCCAAAAGACCGTATGCCGGACGCGGTGGGCTATCGTTATGGGCGTGGCTACACCATCCCGCGCAAGCACAACCTTCTCCGCATCAAACGGGCGATTGCCCGTTACCGAAAGCGGAAGCGCTTGAAAAAGCGCATCTTGGCTGGGGCGGCGTCAAGCCTGCTGTCCCGCCTTGGGCAGTTGAAACACTGCAATAACCACAACCTGTATCGGATGCTGTTCCAAGGTGAACGCCTCATGCGTGAGCTGAAGCGCATCATCCGGCAGAAGCAGCGAAAGGAGGAACTCACTTGGAATACGTATTTGGAACGCAGGGCGAAATCGAAGTCCTCAAAACAAAGGGCGATTCCCACACCGACCTGACCGGGTTCCACCAGATCGAGCAGACCTTCCCCGACCAGACTATCACCGATAACTTCCGCGTCGTGCGGAAAATCGAGAGCGCCGAGGACGTGGAGGGCAACTGCTACGACTGGTACGAAATCGACCGGCATTATCGTGCCGTCGATAAGACCGGGCCTGTTATCCAGCAGGTCAACGAGAGCACTGCCGCGCTGGAAGACGCCCTGTGTGAGCAGGACGAGCTGACTGGCACCCGGATGAGCGAGATCGAGGACGCCATGTGTGAGCAGGACGAGATGAATGATGAGCGTATGAGCGCCATTGAGGACGCCGTATGCGAGCTGGATTCCCTTGTCAGCACTCTTGCCATTTCTGAAGGAGGTACAAACTGATGAATAAGATTTGGGCCAACCGGCTGATTGCCGGTACGCAGGTTTGGGATTCTGTTCCCGACTACCGCAAGAACGGTGTTAAGACCGAGCTGGCGTCCCGCGTGGAGGACGGCGAAATCAACGCTGACCGCTACGAGGAAATCACCGGCGAACAGTACGTTGTCGCCGAATGAGCCGGGTAGGTATCATTGAAGAACTGACCGACATCTGTGTCCGGCAGGCTGGAATCATCAAAGCTCAGGCTTTCGTGATTGAGCAGCTCGGGGCGCAGGCTCTGGAAGACGAGGCTCTTGCCGCCCGTTTACAGGCGCTCGTCGGCGACGTAAATATGGCTGAAGACCAGCGGCCCGAATAGGGCCGCTGGCTTTTTCAGACTACGGGTGGGAGGTAATGCCATTGACTGGATTTGATGAGTTCAAGGAGGTGTTCGGCAGCGTCACGGTACTCAGTGTTGTCGAACTGCTGCTTGCTATCCTGTTCTGCTACCTGATTTACAGGAAGCTGTCAAAGTACCTGATTGGCAGGTACGAGGCCAGCAAGAAAAAGGACGAGCAGCTCAAAACCGCCCTTGACCAAGTAAGCAAATACCCTGAGTACCGCGCACAAAGTCTGCGGGTCCAGAAGGAGTTGCAGACGGAAATCGACTCCCTGCACTCGGCGCAGAGCGAGCAGATCGAGCGGCTGAAGAAGATGGAGGATGACATGACCCGCCGTGAGCGGAACCGGCTCAGAGACCGTCTGCTTCAGAGCTATCGGTACTACACCGACCCTGCTTGCAACCCGTCGGGTACATGGAACACGATGGAGGCCGAGGCGTTTTGGGAGATGTTCAGCGACTACGAGGACGTTGGTGGGGACGGGTACATCCACTCCGTCGTTCAGCCGGCGATGAACCTGCTGAAAATCGTGGACATCGGCGAGCGCATCCCCGGACGGACCCGGCCCGGCAGCGGCGGGGATAAGGTCCAGTAGTCGATGTCATTATCGCCACAGGGAGGTATGAGTATGGGAACTGGCTGGAATATCCTCATCGCCATTCTCGCCAGCGTAGGCGTTATGAGCGTCGTCTTCCTCGGCTATCTCGTCATCCGCAGCATAAGCGCTGGCTCGCGCAAGAAGTCGCGAGCCGGCAATTCTGCGGTGAAGAAGAAAAAGCACGAGACCATGAAGATGGTCGTGTGGGTCTGCCTTGCCAACGGGTTTGCGTGGGTATGGTGCAGCTATGTCCTCGCCTTCCTCGACAAGATGCAGATTGCCGAGAGCTTATCACAGGTGGCCGTCACGCAGATTATCGGCGTGGTCCTTGTGTACGGCCTCAAATCTGCCATCGAGAACCTGAGCAAAAACAATCACTGGCCGGACAAGCCCACCACGCTGCCTACGGACACCGCAGACGTCATTTCTGACGCTTCGGGGGACGGGACTACGGGCGTGGGCTAAGAAAGGACTGAGGCGCGATGAGCACCAACGAGAAAAGGATTTGGGACTACCTCACCGGCAAGGGGCTTTCCCCGGCTGGTGCTGCCGGCCTCATGGGAAACCTCTACGCTGAGAGCGGCCTGAATCCGCAGAACCTACAGAACACCTACGAGAAGAAGCTGGGCTACACAGACGCGGCGTACACCGCCGCCGTAGACAGCGGGAAGTACCAGAACTTTGTCCACGACAGCGCGGGCTACGGCCTCGCTCAGTGGACGTATTGGAGCCGAAAACAGAATCTGCTTGCTTTCGCTCGGGCTGCTGGCAAGTCCATCGGGGACTTGGATATGCAGCTCGATTTTCTGTTTGAGGAGCTTTCCACCGGCTACAAGTCCGTGTTGTCCACCCTGAAAACCGCGACTGCCGTTCGGACTGCCAGCGACAGTGTGCTGCTGAACTTTGAGCGCCCTGCCAATCAGGGTGAGGCAGTCAAAATCAAGCGGGCAGGGTACGGTCAGACCTACTACGACAAGTACGCAGCGCCCGCGAATGGAGGTAATAGCATGAGCAACAGTTCGCTCGTAAACTATACGAAACTCAGCCCGAATCATTCCGGTAAGCGTACCCACGCCATCGACCGCATCACCCCGCATTGCGTGGTAGGCCAGTGTTCTGTGGAGACGCTGGGCAACGTGTTCGCGCCTACGTCCCGTCAGGCGTCCTGCAACTACGGTATCGGCGTGGATGGCCGGGTGCTGCTGTGCGTGGATGAGGGCAATCGTTCTTGGTGTACGTCCTCCAACGCCAACGACCAGCGAGCCGTGACCATCGAGTGCGCGTCCGACACCACCGCGCCGTATGCCTTCAAGGATGTCGTGTACCAGAAGCTCATCACGCTCTGCGTGGACATCTGCAAGCGCAACGGAAAGAAGAAGCTGCTCTGGCTGGGCGACAAGAACAAGACCCTCAACTACTCCCCCAAGTCTGACGAGATGGTCTTGACCGTCCACCGATGGTTCGCCAACAAGAGCTGCCCCGGCGACTGGATGTACGCCCGTATGGGCGACCTCGCAAGCAAGGTCACGGCGCAGCTCGGTGGCTCCACTGCGCAGCCTTCCGCGCCCTCGACCCCTAGCACCCCTGCTGCGGGGCTGGACATCGGCGCGGTGGTCAACTTCGCCGGCGGCAAGCACTACACCAGCGCCAACGCCGCCAGCGGCTCTGCGGCCAAGGCTGGGCCGGCCAAGATTACGGCTATCTCTGCCAACGCCAAGCATCCGTACCACGTCATCCACACGGACGCCACCAGCAACGTGTACGGCTGGGTGGACGCCAACGCTATCTCGGTGGCCGGCGGCTCCGCAGCCGTGAACTACACGGTGAGAATCACCGCCACCGACCTCAACATCCGGTCTGGCCCCGGCACCGGCTACGCCCGCAAGGGATTCATCAAACCCGGTGTCTACACGATTGTGGAGGAATCCACAGGGGCCGGCGCAAGCAAGTGGGGCAAGCTGAAATCCGGCGCTGGCTGGGTCAGCCTTGACTACTGCACCAAAATGTAAGGAGTACGACTGATGAATGAAGCTGTCTTTAACCTGCTGATGGCGGTTGTCACCGCCGCAGTGACCGCGCTGTCCGCTTTTGTCGCCGCCTTCGTAAAGAAGAAAGGTGAGGAGGCCGCAGCGCAGACCAACAGCATTCTGCTGGGGAACGTCATCGAGGAAGTAACCGGTATCGTCAGTATCGCCGTGTCTGCCGTTTCGCAGACCTATGTCGATGAACTGAAAAAGGCCGGCAGCTTTAACGCGGAGGCTCAGAAGCAGGCCCTTGCTATGGCGCTTGCCGCCTGTATCAAGGCGATCAGCCCCGCAACCAAAGCCTTTATCGAGGAAACCTATGGCGATCTGACCGAGTACCTCACCACCTACATTGAGGCTGAGGTACGCAAGCAGAAGGCGCTGCCCGCCGCTACTGCGGCACTGGAAAGCGCCAGCTCTGCGAATGCAACATCGGTTGCTGCCAGCACTGCCGCTGCGACCGCAGCTGCTGTTGTACAGAATGCAATCGCGCAGTCTTCAGAGAAGTAACAGGAAAGCCCTACCGCTCACGCAGCGGTAGGGCTTTTTTTTGTTTGCCATCAGAAGGCCCACTCAATCTTGACGTCATCGTCGGTGAGCACAATGCGGGACACGAGACTTTGCAGGATGCGGCGTTTCTGGCTCTCGTCCGCGAAGTCCCAGACCTGCGCGGCATCCGAGATGAGGGCCTCCACCAAATCGAACGGCATGGCCTCATCCTCGACCACCGGGGCAAGGGTTGATTCCAACGCGGTGCGCTCGTTGTAGAGCTTGTTGATACGCTCGCCCAGAAGCTCGGGCGGTATATCGTCGTGCTGGTACAGCTCCATGAGCTTGCCGATTTGCTTGTCTATTTCCCGGAGCCTCTTTTCGATGTCTGCGTTCTTGCTGGCTGGGGTGGGCTTGGAGCGGCTGGCGGCGATCTCTGCGGCCATCTCCGGTGAGCTGAGAAGCTCCCGAATCCGGGCGTCCACAATGGCTTCCAGCTCCGCACCCTTCCAAATCTTGTTCATGCAGTTCGGGTCCTTCACCATGCTTTTCATCTGTTTGGTGCGGGAGTAGCAGGCGTAGTAGGAATACTTGCCGGTGTTCCGTAGGTAGTATCTGCCTCCGCAGTGGCCGCAGTAGATGAGGCCGGCAAGCAGATGCTTGGACTGGAACGCCTGACCGCCATACTGTTCCTGCCGCTTGCCACGGAGAACCTGCGCCGCGTCGAACTGTTCCTTGCTGATGATAGGTTCGTGTGCGTTATCCACTATGACATCTCCAAAATGCAGCCGTCCGGTGTAGGTCTCATTGCCGAGGATGTTTCGGACGCTGGTCCATGAGTTGTAGCTGCTGTACTTGTTCGTGTACCCCGCCTCCTGAAGTTTGTCGGTGATGGTCTTCAGGGAATCCCCGGCAAGATACCACTCGTATATCTTCCGCACCTGCTCGGCCTCATACGGGTTGATGACGAGATGCCCGTCCTCGTACTCATAGCCGATGGGGATATGGCCCCCGCCGTGGTGAAGGCCGGTCTTGGCGCGGGCTACGCGGCCCATCCACGTGCGCTCCTTTATCTGCTCACGTTCGAGCTGGGCGAACACAGCGAGGAGGCCAATCATGGCCTTGCCGAATGGGGTCGATGTGTCGAAGCTCTCCTGCATGGAGATGAAGTCCACGCCCTTTGGCCGGAAGACTTCTTCGATGAGGTAGAGCGTGTCCCGCTGGGAGCGGGAGAGACGGTCCAACTTGTAGACCAGCACGAGGTCGAACTTGTCCGTCTCGGAGATGAGCTTCTGGATGCCGGGACGGTTCAGGTTGCTGCCGGTGTACCCGCCATCCACATAGATGTCCGCGATAATCCAGTCTTTGGCCTTGCAGTACGCAATCAGGCGTTCCTTCTGCTCGCCGACGGAATAGCCCTCCTGCGCCTGTTCCAGCGTGGAAACACGGATGTAGAGGGCTGCGCGGTTCATCAGTCTTTGCCTCCTTCAAGCTCGACGGCAAAATTGAGCAACTTTAGACGGCTGCGTCCGCTGAGGTTCTCATAAATACGGAGCAGCTCTAAAGCCTCGGGTGAGATTGTGCTGTCTCCGTTGTACACCACGCCGCCGTGGTTTGCCTGAATGAAGGGGCTGTTAGACAGTGACCCGTTTATGTTGTTCTCTACATTCCCAGTAGGCTCTACGCCTTTCAGGAGATAGTCGGTGCTGACGCTGAAAAAGTCGGACAGCTTAATTAGCACCTCTATGCTTGGGTAGGAATCCTTGACCTTCTCGTATTTGCCAATGGTTGATGGGACAACGCCGAGCTTTTCACCCAACTGCTGCTGGGTGAGGTCCTGCGCTACTCTCAGCTTTCTGAGGCGTTCACCAAAATCATCCATAGGTACACCACCTTTCCTTTAAGTTGATTATATCGCCTTAAAGTCGTTTTGTCAAGCCCTCCACTCTCACTATATTTTTGTGAAAAATAGTTGACAAACAGGCGTATCAGTGGTATAATGAGAGTATAGAGCAAATACAATAACCACAAGTAATTTGCCAGAAGGAGGTAAGTGCATGAACGTCATGAAAGAGCGCAGGCTTCGCGGAGCCATCCCCACACAGCTCGAAGTTGCAAAGGCCGTTGGCGTAAAGCCCTCTGCCGTGAGCAAGTGGGAGAGAGGTCTTGCGAAGCCTCGTGCCGACAAGCTGCCGCAGCTCGCCAAGCTCTATGGCTGCACCATCGAGGAACTGCTTGCCGATGACGTGGATGAGGTCGAAGACCAGTGAATCCCGCATCGGAAGTTCTTCTCTCTATTGCGACAGAACTTGCGAATATGGCAAAGGCCAGTTTGCCTAAATTGAATGACGGTGAGAAAGTTCAGCGTGAGTGGCTTGAAGACGGTATTTACTGCCGGGAAACCACGCTTGAAGGTGAAATTGTGCGCTGTCAGTACGATTTCAGGCAAAGAAAAATCCGCCGCATTGCGGCGAGAATAGGTGATTGTATTGACTGAGATGGCCTGCTGGACTTGCCTATTCGACTTATGTTCTTGTTGTTTCCCTATACTCTTATTCTACCACTTAAAGTCGTTTTCGTCAAGAGTTTTCGGGAAAAATATTTCGGAAAACCGCGCTCATGCCACCTTCTTTCTGGACGTATTCGCCCACCACTGGTCGATGAACACGACCTGCTCAGAAATCTTGTCGGCGTACTCGCTCAGGTCTTTGACCTCGCAGAGTTCCGACTTCTTCCGGCTCTCAACCGTGGTTCCCATAAACTTGATGGCGGTAACAACGTGGTCATCATCGAAGACCAGCGCACACACCATGCAGTTCCGGTAGTTGATTAGAACGCCGTGCTTCACGGTCTGCATCTTAACCTTGCCGTCATCCCGGCCATCCATGCCGGACACGATGCACTTCACAACGCTCAGTGCGACGTCTTCCGGCTTGCTGGGGGTCATGTCCACACTGTTCAGGCGATCACGCTCGGCCAGCTCAGTGATGGCTGCGTCGATGTCCCAGAACCCGGCGGGGACGATGGCCTCGGTCTTGGTCTCCTCGACCTTGACGTTCTCCTCATACTCGGAGCGGCTGATGACCTTCATCTTGCCATCCACGGATTTGTAGTAGCGGGGCTTGCCGTTCTTATCGGTCTTCGTCTTGTACTCGGTCATGGTCTTTGTCCTCCTTGACTTCTTAGTTTGTGGGGTTTGTTTCATTGTCTATATTCTACCACGCTATCGTGGTTTTGTCAAGTGTTTTCAAGAAAATTTTTCAAGAAAATGCACTGATAGTCGAGCGGGAGGGCAAAAGAAAAGCCCGCCTCCCGAGAGGCGAGCTTGCCAGCTATACATCAAAGCCGAGAAGCCGAAGCTCCTCATCGGTGAAACCGAGGGACCGAAGGTAGCTCTCAATTCTCACCGGATCATCTGTCAGGTCCAGCGCCAAATCAATCAGGGCGCTTGCCAGCGCCGTCAGACGCTCCTGCGTCATCGTCCTGCCCTCCTTCACGGCAAGGAGCACACCGCAGCACCGCCGCTTGCAGCTCTCCGAAGTCAACCCGCTCTGGGTTAAGCCGAAGCAGCGCGTTTAGGCTGAGGGTCTTCTGCTCTCCACAGTGCTCATCCAGCACTTTGGTAGAGAGGACGTAGAACACCCAGCTATCCAGCCGCATCGGGTCCGCCACCGCCGGGTCCTTCTCAGCGAACAGGCAGAAGACGTACCCGTCTGACTGCCGGCGCTGCTCACCGGTCCAGCCTTCAGTGGCTGTCCACCGGATGGCCGGACGGATGCTGAACTGAATTGCCGACGGGCGCGTCTGCTCCCACGCTTGCAGGTAGGAACAGCTCTTGACCTCGACGCGGATGCTGTCTCGAAACGTCAGGTCCCACGGCTCCCAGTTCACCCTCGCTTCGGAGAGGTCGATGCCCAGCGCCGCCGCGACGATGAACTCAGCGTAGCTGCCGCGCAGGGTGTTGTCCAGCAAGTCCGAGAAGCCCCAGCTCCAAAAGTCACGGAGGCGCAGCCCCGTGTCCTTGCCTCTAAATTTGATTGGCTCATCGCCGGTCTTCCGCATTGCCATCCCTCCGGTGTCCAGTTGCAGGTTGAAAACGACCTACGGTTATTATACCTGAACACCGGGAGACTGGCAAGCCGGAAACCGTCTTTAAGGTGTAACCTTTGCTCTTTTATGCTTCCACGAGCCGATGGCCTCGATACCGAACAGCAGCACGGCCATATCCTCCATCGCCTTGTTGATGTCGCGGTAGAAGGTCCGCTTGTCGATGTTCAACTGGCTGGCGATGTCATCCACGCTCATGCGCTTGCCGTCGATGTAGCGGAGGTAGAGGGCCTCCCACCGTCGTCCCTCGTCCGGGTTGAGGGATTCCTTGCACATTGCCTCATACGCGGCCAGCATCTTGTCCACGTGGCTCATCATCAGGCCGGTCTTCCGGCGCATCGAGCAGATGGCGCTGACCTCCAAGGTCTCAGGCGACACGTGCGAGTAGTGGGCCTTCAACTTCCGGTAGTTCTTCATCAACAGGTTGACGTCATGATACCGGGCGTCATACTCCTCATCGAGAATCTCATCCTTCCGGGCGAGTACCTCCGCTGCCGCTACCTTCACGATCTCGGCGATTTCTTCTGTTCCAATCATGGTCATCTGCCTCCTATCTCCGAATTTTACTGATGCGGACGCGCAGCGCGTTCAGCAGCGCGTTCTGCATATCGCCCTTGTCGTGAAGGGCCTCCAAGACGGCCTCATCCATGCCGCCCTGCACAATCAGGTGGTGGATGACCACCGGATGCTCCTGCCCCTGTCGGTGCAGTCGCTTGTTGGCTTGCTCGTACTGCTCCAAGCTCCACGTCAGTCCGAACCATATGGCGTGATGCCCGCCGCGCTGAAGATTCAGCCCGTAGCCGCAGCTCGCAGGATGGGCAAGCAGGATGTCGATTTCACCGTTGTTCCAATCTGCCTCGTCCTGCGCATTGGAGTAAACCCGCACACGCAGATTCGTATTTGCCAGAGCTTTCACCAGCCGGTCACGGTCATGCTGGAAGGCGTAGAACACCAGAGCGTGTTGCCCGTTGAGCTGCTCCACCAGCTCCATAAAAGCGTCGATTTTGCAGTCATGGATATGGACAGCGTTCCGGTCCTCGTCGTAAATCGCCCCGTTGCAAAGCTGCAAGAGCTTGTTCGTCAGGACGCCGGCGCTCTGGGCTGTGATGGTGTTCTCGTCCACCTGCAACAGCAGGTCGGTCTCCAACTGGGCGTAGGCTTTCTTGGCCGCAGCGTCGAGTGCCACCGGGACATCGTTATGTATGACGTCCGGCAGGGTGAGGTAGTCGCTGGCCTTCATGCTGATGCAGATGTCGCTGATAGCTCTCTTTATCATCTCGAAACTGCCCTCCTTCGGGTCGTAGCTGAAGATGGTCGTGCGGTTGCGCTTGCCTGGGACGAAGTACCGGTCACGATATGCGCCCAGCGTCCCACACAGCCGTACACCGCCGTCCAGCAGGTAAATCTGCGCCCACAGGTCTTCAAGGCCGTTGCCGGTCGGAGTACCGGTCAGCTCCACAATTCTGCGAATCCTGCTGCGGACCAGCCGCAGGGATTTGAACCGCTTGCTCTGTGGGTTCTTGAAGCTCGAACTCTCATCCAGCACCACCATGTCGAACGGCCACGCATTTTTGAAGTGCTCGACCAGCCACGTCACGTTCTCGCGGTTTATCACGTAGGCGTCTGCCGGCGTAGCCAATGCCCGAAGTCGCTGCTGGACCGTACCGAGAACCGGCACGACCCGCATCATCTTCAGTTGGTCCCACTTCGCGGCCTCCGTAGTCCACGTGGCCTCGGCCACCTTCTTCGGTGCGATGATGAGAGGCTTTGAGACCTCCCACCGGTTATACCGCAGGTCCTTGATGGCCGACAGGGTGATAGCCGTCTTTCCCAAGCCCATATCCAAAAACAGCCCAATCGCCGGGTCGCTGATGATTCGGTCAATGCAATACTGCTGGTATGGGTAGGGTACAAACTTCATGCCTCATCACCTCCCTCGATTTCAGCAAGCAGCTCTTTCACCTCGTCGATGCCTTTGACCACGCGGGCATCGGCTCCGCGCTTTTGCATTTCTCCGATAACATACCTCTGGATTTTCGTAAGGCGGCCTGTCTCGGTCTTCAGCTCGACGAAGATGACCCGGCCTTTCGCCGTTATGATGATTCGGTCAGGCACACCTAATGTACCGGGGCTGACGAACTTCAGGCACATCCCGCCGAGCCTTTTCACACCTTCGACAAGACGCCGCTCAATTTGACTTTCTTTCATCTGTACCTCCTCGCGCGCACGCGCGCGTATAATTTGCGCGGATTAGGCGAATTAGGGAGTGTGTATTTTCTCTACTTCCTCTAATCTCTCTATTTACAGGTCTATTTAGTAGTGAATGTTCCAATGTTCCACTAACTACATAGAGTAAATAAAGAGAACTGAAAAGTTGCTTAGAACAACCGTGTGTCGTGTTTATGAACCAAATGGGGCGGAACATCGACTGGAACATTGCCGGAACAACGGAACATTGGAGGTGGAACATTGGGTGGAACATTGCTCGACTTTCCGCCCTGACTTTCGACTTTCCGCCCTGAACATCGACTTACATTCAAATGTTCCGCGAATGTTCCACTAAATGTTCCGGCTTTCATCGCACCATTTCTCCACGTCGATGCCCATATCAAGCAGCTTTCTGGTGCAGAGCCAAGCGGCGTCCTCCTCGTCCATCTCGTAGTATTTGACGAGGGCGTCGATCTCGACAGAGAACCGGTCAAAGAACTTCTTCAGCCGCTGCTCACCAAAACCAAGTTGCTCATGCAGCACATAGAGAATCGTCGCGTTCAAGTCTGCCTCATACTTCCGTGTGTACTCGGCAAGCTGCCGCTTGATTTCCATGTCCATCGCCCTTTTCTCTGCTGCGGTGAAGGTGGCTCCGTAGACCTTGCCGCCAGCCTTTTTCACCAACATACCGGACACCTCCCGTCCTTAGCTCAAAAGCATCCTCGCCAACTCGACCATATCCTGAAGGTGGCAATAAACGTCAGGGAACCCGTTGGCATGGCCCTGCTCCCACGCATACGCCCAGAGGCGCTGGGCCTTGACCCGTGACAGGTCATGGCCCACGTCCTCCTGAATCAACCAATAGATGTCTTCGAGGATGGCGTCGCGGCGCTTGTTCTTTTCGGTGTTCAGCCGCGCCACCTCTGCCTGATAGTCGGCGTTGTTCTTCTCCACCATCTCGCGGTTCCAGCGGACAGACTTTTCCTCATCGAAGATGTGGTCAGCCCGGACCTTGCGGATGCCCGCAGGGACGCAGGACATCCGCTCCATCGCCTCGAACTCGGTGCGGATGGTCTGCCAATCCTTGACAAGTTCCAAATCGCTTCTTTTGCTCATCTGCGGCCTCCTTATCACACCGGGTCGATGTAGACGATGATGGCCTTTATCCAAGGCAGCGCCGCGAAGTAGGGACGGCACTCTGCTTCAGTTTGGGGCAAGGCGTTGAACTCCTCGTCCGAAAGCACGTGCTCCAAGACGTCGAACACGTCATCATCGCTCTTGAAGTAAATGCGGTCATCCTGCCGGGAGACGATGTACTCGTCCACCTCAGCCGCGCCGAACGCGGCCATGAAGTAGCCGCTATCGTCCCACGCAATGCCGCCGTCCACCATCGGGACAACCGGCAGGTCGGGGTTTTCCTGCACGAGCCTGAGCAGGGTTTCGGTGTTCTTTGTCATGATGTTACCTCCCTCTGATGCGCTGGAATCCGCGCTGCTTGCCACAGTAGCCGAAGCGCAGACTTCCCGGCGTTTTCTCCCATCCGGGTATTGCCCGGAGGATGTCATTGATTTCGGTGGAATCGCTGTACCGGAAATCGCGCGGCTGGCCCCCAAAGGCTTCACACCAGATCTCCAAGGCGCATACTCTGTCGCGCTTGACGAGATTGACGCTACCCTCCACGGTGCCGTTGAGGTACAGCCGGCGCTTGTCCAGCGACCATTTCGGCCAGTCTTCCGGCACCGGCTGGTCGATGAAGTCAAGGATGATGCCCTCCTTGCTGCTGACCTCGCGGTGGGCCTCCTGTTCTTCCTTCGCTTCTTCTTCCAGCTCGCCGGTCAGGAACAGGCCCTCACCAAACCGCCAGCGCATAACGGCCTCGGCCCAAATCTGGTCAATCTCCTCATCGAGCGTGTCCCACACGAGCTTCTTGCGCGGCTGGACGCCCACGTCCACCGGCCAGAACCGGCGGTTGCCCGTGCGATCTCGTAGGAACATGGCGGTATTGGTGGTGCCGAAGAACACGCAGCAGCGCGGCAGCTCCTTGACGTGACGTCCGTAGGCCGCCCTGAATCGGTCTGCCCGCAGAGACAGGAACTGCTTGATGCGAGCCACATCTGACTGCCTGAAGGCGTCCAGCTCACCGATTTCGACCAGCCACACACCTTGCAGCAGCTCACTGGCCTCCTTGCCCTCGAAGGTGCGGATGCCATCGTTGAACCAGCCCTTGCTCATCTTGTCGAGCAACGTGGACTTGCCGATGCCCTGCGGACCGGCGAGGATGAGCATGGTGTCATATTTGCACCCCGGCGTCATCGCCCGGGCCACTGCCGCCGTGAAAGACTTCCGTGTAACGGCCCGGACGTAGGGCTTATCCTCAGCGCCGAGGTAGTCGATGAGCAGGGTATCGAGACGCGGCACGCCATCCCATTCCAGCTTGGACAGGTAGTTGCGGACGTCATTGAACTTGTGCTTCTCGCTGTGCAGGGACAGAGCACCGTCGATTTTGCCGTTGCCGGTAATCTTGTAGACCTTCTCGAAGTACCAGTAGAGGCCGGCATTGTCGTTATCTGTCCACCCCCTTCTTTTGTCAAACGCGCTCCACGGCAGGTCTCCCAGCACTTCGCCGCGTCCGGCGAACTCGTTCAGCGCGAATTTGCCCCGGAGGTTCGGGTCATTTTCGAGGATGAGCCAGATGTTGTCGATGGTAGCCTTAATCGTGCCGGTCTGCCGGTTCAGCTCCAAGTCCATCGTCCAGTCGAGGTTATCACCCTCGCTGGATGAGGCCGCCTCAGCCAAGTTGCTGAAGTCGCTGACCGCAGAATCAGCTCGTTCCTTCGCAAGCTGCCGGGAGACCCGTGCGTCCTCCACAGCGAGGTTGCACATCGCCGTGTAGGATGGGAGCCTGTTCGTGGGCGTGTTTGGGTCAGCTCCATCGTCGAGGTCGCCAAACTTGTGGAGGCGCACCAAGTCGAAGGCGTTGACTAACCTGCCGCAGCAGGGGTCGGTGGAGTGGTGGCTGTACAGGAACATCCCGTTGTCGTACACCACTGCTCCACCGGTCGTGCTGCCGCCAAGATAGGTATATCTTCCTCTTGAATCATCCACCGGCGCATAGATGCCGTCGAGATAGGTGTCCATCGCGCCGTAGATGTCGTATGTCCGGCAGAACGCGCCCACCACGCCAGCCTTGCTAAGTGGGTCGCTCTGCTTCATTGCCAGTTTCTTGTAGGCGTTGTCTGCACCGGGGACCTGCGGCCACTTCGAGACGTCGCGCCAATCCCCGAACTTTTCGTTCATCGCGTTCAGCAGACCGTCTGCGGAGAGCATGGGCTTATCACCGAACGTGAAGATGTACTCGCTGTCCTTGCAGCAGCTCGGCCAGTACATCAGCCGCGTGGCCTCGAACGTGGTCGGGTCAGCGAACTCAATGCCGATGCAGACGGCCATATACCGGGCCAGCGGCTCC